ATGAGTCACTGTAAAACAGAAGGGACTATTTTCCATGATGCGGACTGCACTGGTGTTGACTTTTCCGGAAGTGATGTCAACGCCTCCAGTTTTACTGGTGTGCCTATAGAATGTGAGCGCACAAGGAATGTTACACTTTCCTCCCAGCCTCTCATATCTGTTTATATGCCCACATGGAATCGTGAAACACTGACGATTCGTGCTATACAGTCGGTTCTTAAACAAGATTACTCGCATTGGGAACTCATTATTATTGATGATTTTTCCTCATCCTTTCATCAATTGCAGGCATTTATTAAAGATATTAATGATCCGCGAATTACGTATATTCGTAATGAATTTAATTCCGGTGCCTGTGCTGTCCGGAATCAGGCAATAAAAATTGCACGAGGTGATTTAATTACTGGCCTGGATGATGATGATGAATGGTTGCCTACCCGTCTCTCTTCCTTTCTTACTTTTCAATATAAACTCGAGCAACACGGTTTTTTGTATGCCAATGACTACATCTGCGACAGTAGGGGCTATCACCATATAAGTGAATTACAGACGTATCCGAAACCTGCTTACAGAAAGAGCCTGTTTGATAAGAGAAATATAATTGGTAATCAGATGCTGACATTAACCGACCGTCTGAGGCAAACACTGTTCGACGAGAAGTTGAGTGCTGCTCAGGATTATGATGCATTTTACCGGCTGGCAGAAACGTATGGTGATCCTTTCAAACTGGATGACATCACACAGGTGCTCTATGTCAATCATGGTGAAGCCCGTATCACCTGCTCAGGACGAAAGTTTGCAGGCTATCTTGATTTTTACCGGAAACATAAATGCAAACTAAATGCATCCAGTAAAAAATATCAGCTGTTTACTCTATACTATATCCGCAACAAAAATATGAGCTTACGAACACTGATAAAGCTGATGACGCTTCGCAATCTGAAAAGATATCTGATGATGTATTCCAGCTTTCGGAACAGAAAGTTTTAGCGTTTACATACGATGAAAGCCTTTACGTGGACTGTCGTTGGAGAAATCCACGTTTAATTAGAAAGTTCAGATGCAGGTTATTTACGATAAATCATAACTTCCGCCTTTCGCTCATAGCTGCCGTTGGCCCTGCTTATGCAGGGTCTGATGAGTTATCCAGGGGGTATACTTAAAGAGTTTTTATGCAGTGCGGCCTATTGATTATCAGAGTTAATACTTTGATCTGTATTTTCAGCGTCTTTTATTGCCAGCGCCTCGGCTTCAGCCATTGCCGCCTCTGCTGCCAGACGCTTCTGGTTATAGGCTGAACTCTCCGGCATATCGAGACGAGCATCAATCCAGCTGTTAGCCGGAACGTCGATCAATGCGCCTTTCACAAGCTTAATATCCCCATCCTCCGTTAAAACATATCTGCGCTTATAAAGACGAATGGTAATGCCGCCAGCTTCGGTCTCTTCCGCCTCCACAATGCCGAGGTCTCCGGAACCGTTAGGGTCTCTCGGTGGGGAAAGCCGCCAACCGGATTTAGCAAGCCCAGCCGAGCCTACGATTTTATATTCACCGACATCCAGCCTCGTGATTATTATCCCCTGAGCCTCATCGTTGCATGTGCCATTTCCACACCATGAATATCCCTGCTCATCAATATCAGGTCTGGCACTCTCCGCCTGGGATTTAACAATACGCGCAATTGGAGAGGCGGCCTTCAACGTCCCGTCGGACGCCCGGGTCGTGTTCCCGGTGTGATAAATTCTCATCCACCCCGAATCATCGCCATCGGCCATAGCCATGAACTGAATAATTCTTCCGCTAATAACCAGTGCAGCAAATGATTGTTGCGCATTAGGGGTTGCTCCACTCCCGACATTACGGTCTGACAATCGGATGCCAGAACCATACATTCCGGGTCCTCCTGATGTCGAAGGGGAGACATTACAGAAGCGGGTTCCCTTGCTCTTATCCCACATGTCAGCAATTACAGGCAGAGTTTTCGAACCAACGCCAAATGATCCCGGTGCCAGAACATCATTATCACCCTCACCAGTATTTTTGGTGGCGGCACTTCCTAAAGCGGCTTTCTGAACAACTGACTGCATCCCCGGCACGCTGACAGCTTTGCCGTCAATGGTGATCGTCACGGTACCTGCTGACTGCATCACGTCGGCGAAGCCACCCATGTATGCCTGGTACATCTTGAATGTCTCAGCGATATCCAGCGCCAGGCCGTCAACGCTGAGCGAATCGCTGAGCAAAATCGAATAGCGGGTGCCTGCAGGGATTGCCGGGTTAACAGCTGGTGTAACGGCCAGCTGCGTGGCGCTGTTGATCGCGGTGATTTGAAAGACCTGCACCGGGTTGCTCAGGACAATGACGGTACAGCCGTTACGGATCAGGCTGCCCGCTGCTGCGAAATTAGTTCCGGTACCGGTCAGGGTATTGCCGCTGCCGGCGATCGTGCCAGTCGTGTAAATCATGTTTTCTCCGGACAATAAAAAACCCGCTCGCGGCGGGTCTGCTGTGGAATGTGATTAGCTGTCAGTCGTAGTTGGCGAGGTTCAGCGCGTAAACGCTGTTTTTCATGTTGTGGTAGACAAGGTTTGATACCCCGCCCCCGGCGCTGCCTCCGGTCATTGCCTGCCCAATCTGAGTAGTGCCTCCATTAAAAACGGCAGAGAAGCTGTATTGCGAGGACCAGGGCCGCGTTCCCCCGTCGAGGATCACACCTGTCGCCAGGCCGGATATTGACGGAACGATGCCAAATTTACCGGGCAGCGTGGTATTAATCGAAAAACCGGCGCTGTCACTGCCGTTAGTGCCGACCGCCTGCACGTCAGTAAGTACCCGTGTCTCGTTTGTCAGAATGCACACGCCCTGCTCGTCCCAGATGGCAATCCCCCAGTCCGGCAGCGACTGCTCGAAAATCGTGAAAAAATAAACATAAGCCATGCCCGCCGCCGTTGAGTTGCGGAATGTCACAGTGCAGACATTCCCGCCTACCGTGTAACTGACAACACAGTTAGTGGTCGAGTACACGAACGGGATAACAGGCCTGCCGGAGGGAAACGCCTCTGAAACAGTTGTGACCGCACCGGCAGAGCCAGAGATGGCAGCGCTTTTTTTGCTGTACATTGCCAGCGGTATCGACTGAGGCGTGATAAATGGCGCACCGTTCTCAGTTACCAGTAATGCTCCCCAGTCCATTAAGCAGCCCTCAGATAAGCAATAACGAAGCCGTTAATAGCCGGATAGGTACCGGCACCAAAATTATTATCCGCCGCCGCGCCCAGGGTGATAGTGCCTCCTGACACCGTAATGGAGCGGCGCGCTGTGGTGTAGCTGTCGCTGGAGGTTACATGCAAAAACTCCAGCATGAATCCCGCAGGTACCGTATAACTCGCCGCACCAGACTGCTGTCCGGCAGCCACTGAAAAAAAACCCAGAACACTTATCGGCACCAGCCCGTAGTTATTCGGGTTACCGTTGGCATCCCACGTCTGGACCCCCCATGCCTGAATCCCCAGTGCCATCAGAATACCCCCGTAATTTTGCCGATCTGTACCCGCAGACGGTTTGCGTCCCTGATGCTGATGGTGGTGTTGGTCTGCTTCATAGCGCCGGTCGCATCGCTGCCATAGTTCTCAAACGTGCCCCCCTTATCCAGACGCCATCCATACGATCCCGGCACATAGTTATTGGACTGGATGAATGCGCCGATTTTGGCGTTGGTGATCGTTCCGTCCTGGATGAACGAGTCGCGGATAAATGTCTGCCCGTTCTGGATAACAAACGGCAGGGTGACAGCACCGCCAACCTGCGTCATAACCGCAAACCTATCAGCGAGGAACACCACCTGTGACTGCATCCCGCTGGGGCTGTTCTGTACACCGATCCCCATACCCGCTGCGTAGAGCATGCCGTTACTGGAAACACCGACTTTGATGTTGTACATCGCGTTGATGTTGCCGCTGAGGTCCGCTGTGGCCTGGGCGTTCTGGGTGATCGCCGCCGTCTGCCCGTTCAGGGTCACCGTCATCGAGTTGATTTTCTGCGCCGAGACTGACGAGAAATCAGCCAGCGTTCTGGCCAGGTCGGTGACGTTAGACGTTCCGCCGCCTGCCGCTGCGTCCAGCGTTTTCAGCGACTCACTGACGGCACGGCTGGCATCGGCCATCACGTTGTCAATGCGCGTAATCCCGGCTTTATTATCACCGTACTGCACGCTCAGGCGCTGCTGCAGGTTGACGTTCGCCAGGGTGCTCTGAATCAGCGCGATCGCCGTGTTCTGTACCCCGCCACTGGCAGTATCCGTTTTGCCGGTGATCTCCTCGAAACGTGAGGCAGTAGAGCTGTCCAGCGTCGTGACCACCTGATCGAGCTCGGTGATCGCCGCGGTATTCTTTGCGGACTCCTCCACTGCCGCGCCAGCTTTTTCTGAAGCTGTTTTAGTGGCTGCAGTAAGCTGATTAACCGCCGTTGCCCGCGCCTCCGTTTCACTGGCCAGCGCCTGGCGCACTTCGGTAATGCCTGCCGCGTTAGCTTCGGTTTCCGCATCTAGGCGGGTGACATCGGTAACCCGCGCCTCAGTTTCCATCGCGATCACCTCGCGCAGCTGCTCAAACTGAGCGGAGTTAGCACCCTGCTGGGCAGACTGCCGGAACGCCACCTCGGAGATCGCAAGAGCATTCTGGATAATCCCCTCGGCGGTTTCCCGGGTTGCGCCGACAGCGGCCGCCAGCTGGTCGGCATTATCTGCAATAGATGCAGCCATGTCGGCGATGGTCTGGTTGCTGTTTACGGCGTTCTCGATCAGGTCCTTGAAGAGTTCAGTCTCTGCAATCTGATCCAGGATAGCGTCAGTGATATCACTGAAATCGTCGGTTGGTTTACCCGAGGCCTCAACAAAATCAGACACGCCAAAGGCGTTACGGGTGCGGACGTACACGTAGTAGGTGTGATCAAATTTCAGCTGCTGGATGGTCCACTGATACCCCCGGCCAAGAAACTGCGTGCTGTTTTCGATATCGACAGTTGGTGGTACTGGCGTTTCCCCGGCGTACCAGAACTCGAAGGAAGTATCCGTAGTGGCAGTGACCGACATAACCGGTACCAGCGTCGCCTGGAGCGGCCCCGGGATCCACTGAACAGAGTTAGGCGGGCGCGGCGCGCCGATAATCAGGCTAACCTGCGTCTCGGCCCCCTTCATCCCGTTCTCGTTGCGGCCACGCACACCCAGCGTGTAGCTCCCGGCATTCAGGCCGTAGAACTCATAGCGAAACTGGTCGGTTTCGTACTGCGCCACAACCGCACCAGCCTCGTTATAAACACAGAGCTCAAACACCAGCTTTTTGGTGGTGGTAGCCGTTTCCCACGTGGCGGTAACCTGCACGGTCTCGCTGTTGGTATTCAGGATGCGCAGGTTTTCAATGTTCGGTACCCGGTACCCGTTCAGGGTGTCATTCGGGATATCAAACACTGCACCATCGTCAACAATGGCCTGTTTGTTCGGGTCATGCTGCCCAGCGGTGATGCTGTAAACGGAGTTGTTCTCCGTCTCGGCGATGCTGAGGATTCGGAATAACCGGACCGATACCTCGCTGGTGGAGATCGCAAAAACGGTGCCGTCACGTACCCAGGCGGGCGCATTGCGCAGGGTAATGTTGCGCCCGGCGACGCTGGCGATCTCATGCCTGCCCATTTTCCCGGTGCGATCCATAATCGACATGCTGTCGCCCGGCGATACCAGCTCAGAAACGTCAGCATCAACGGAGATTATTTTCCCTGAATGGCCGATAATGCGCCCACCCAAGCGGGTTCCGGCATAGTTGTTATCCATGATCTCAACAATATCGCCGGGCGTGAACCCAATGGCGTCGCGCGCCATCTGGAATGTTAAGCGGCTGCTCTCCCGCTTTGCCGTTTCAAGTAGCCATTTCCCGGCGCGCCAGGCTTGGCCGCGGGACGTGCAGCCAAACGCCTCCAGCGTGGTCTCGTTATATATGCCCCGGGCGATCTCGTCATCGTCAGAAACGTACTCCTTCACCTGTTCCCAGCCGTTATCCGGATCAGTCCAGGAGACCACCACGGCATTATATTTTTCAGAGCGTTTAACGGAACTGCGAGTAAATTTGCCGTCAACGACGTTAGCGTTTGCGATGGTGGCGATCGGATCCTGCGGCGCGTCCAGCATAACCGTGAGGCGCAAGCCATCCCACAGCGCAATACCGCGGAACATGCCCGCGATTTTATCCAGCAACTCGCGTGCGCTGATTTGTTCGGTCACATAGGCATTAAGCGTCAGGCGCGGTTCAAGCCCACCATAGCCGTCGTTTACCAGTTGGTCGCAATACTGCGAAAGAACGTACAACATGCCGTCATCGACATCTATATAACCGGCTCGCCGGGCCAGGCCAAATCGTTCGTTTTTCACCAGTTCGCGGAAAATCCATGCGGGGTTATTGGTCCATGCCTTTTTGAAGCCACCCAGCCACAGCCCGGAATAGGTGCGGGTAACTGGATCGTAATTATCCGGCACATCGACGATCAGGCCGCGCAGGTGATAGGTGCGGTTTGGTGTATCGGTATACTGGTCACGGTCGATTACTGCCCCAACCATGGCCGAGAACGGATACGACAGATTGTCGTCGGTGATTTCGGTGTAGCTGTTCCAGATGGTGCCGTTAGCCAGCAGGTCACTGACGCTATCCGGAGTGATGCGGCGGACACGGATATCGAACGGTTTAACGTCCGGAGCATCGATAACATGTGCTTCCAGGTATTCCCCGGAGATCTTGCCGGTGATGCTTACCGTCTTTTGAATATCCCACGCGCCGTTAGCCGTGCGGGTTTCAATCACCATGGTGACAGTGCTATTTTGCTGATTGCCCTTGGTGTCCTGCTGCACCAGCCCGGTAACACCGATATTCAGGCGTACACGGGTCACGTCAGAATCGCTGACGGTTCGCACCAGCGGCGTATCGAAAGTTACATCCGCATTAACGATGGTTGATGCCTGGACTGCTGCAAAGCCATTAATCGGGCTCTGAAACTCTGAACCTGGTCGCCAGGCAACACTAATGCCAGGAATGCTGATATTGCCGCGGGCGTCGGTAACTGGCGTTTTGTTCACCATGAAAGAGGACAGGTGCTCCTGATCCACCGGGCCGTAAATTGGCCCCTCGCCGATGAGATCCAGCACCTGGTAAAACTGTTTGGATTTGAGATTATCGTCGAGGAGTTTAGGAGTGCTGGCTTTGCCGCCGCCTGAAGACATAACGCCACCTTAGCTAATAGATTCTGTCCAGTCCTGGTTGTTCGACGTGTCGATGCCGAGAGATACCACGTTGGGGGCCACCACCATTTCACCCAGCAGAAGCGCGACCGGATGGCCCTGGCCGACACGGCTCTCGGTGCTGGTGAATGAGTTGTTGGTGATGGTGTTATTTTCCGCTGCCTCGGCTGAGGTTTTGGTTTTCATGTTGCGGGACATGTACAGCGAATAGGCGACCGAGGCGACCGACATCGTGATGGCCACGATGGCAACTATGGTGCCGGTTTCCAGCCCTGCCCCTTCCACGATCGGGACAAACGTTATGGTGGATCCGCTACCCAGCTGGCGGTCCATGTGGAAGCGCGCGTTATCATCGTCCAGCTCATCGCCATCAACGTGGATCTGCACAGGCGACGACAGAAAGGCTTTCTTGAAGGCACGGTCCTGCGCCAGCAGAAGGCGCAGCCCCTGCGCAGGCGTATCGACGGCTAATTTGATTTCGCTGAAATGTCGGCGTAAATGCCCGCTAAATTTAAATCGGAGCATTGTTCGTGCCTCCAGATAGAATGGGTTTGCCTCATAAAGGCCAGGCGATAATCCTCGCGCCTGCTGAGGTGCCCGGCGCAGTCGTGATGAAGCACCCTGCCGCTTTCAAGCAGGATCATCGCGTGGCAGGGGTCAGCGCCCGGGAATGGCTGGCGGATGATCACATCGCCGGGCTGTGCATCGCTGGCAGGGACCGGGTGAAAGCCATTGGCTGCCATATTTTTGATGTAGAGGTTTTCACCACGCAGCCACCAGCCATCTGTCCGCTCAAAGTCCGGCAGATCCACACCAGCAAGGTGATAGGCATCGCGAAACAGCGTGTAGCAGTCTGTGACGCCATGCTGAAACCGGCGGCCCAGCAGGTGCGGTACCGGGCGAAACTTACGCAGCGCACCGTTGCACGCCAGCCACCAGGGCAGACCTGTTACAACCTGTGCCCGGCGGTCAGCGCCGGAGAGCACCGGGGAGTTCATCGGGTGAGAGTGAAATATGGCGGTCACCTCGCCCTCTCGCTCCGCCGCCAGCCAGTCGCCGTCGCTGATCCGGAAATGACTCTCCGGGCTGGGATGAATGTTGCGACAGGGGTAAAGCCGGGTGCCATCGATGATCAGGCCGCACACCTCATCCTGCGACGAGGCCGCATAATCGAGTAATTCCTGCATCAGGACACCTTCTGGGAGCCGGGGAAGCTACTGATTGGCATCGGCTCGGGACGCGGGTAACGAAAGCGGCAGCCGGAGCGGCGGTGCGAGCATTTATCCTTTGCCGGATCGGTGGTTGGGTTATCACGCTCATCTGCCACCGGCGGACCGTCATAGTTACACCCGGTTCCGCGGTACTGCCACTGGCACACGTCGGCCAGGATGGTGCGAGCCGGTATGATGGCGTTATCGCAGTCCACAGGCGTCGCCAGCTCATACGTCACCTGCTCGAACGTCTCTTCTGTCATCCCCTCCACAACAAAGCGCGAGACTGCCTCCATTGTCGGGTTTGCGTCCGGGTTGCCGTTCGGGAAGTTCACCGCATCCAGGTATTTAACCGGCACCTGCCGGCGGGTCACCACCACGCCGTAGAGATCATTAAAATCGTGGTTAATGCCGTAAATCAGCCCGGAGATATTCGCGACCGCCATTGTGGGCCGGGCATAGGTGCCCTCGTTTTTAAACTCAAAGCCTTCTACAGCGATTGGGTACGCCGGGTAAACCAGGCCGCGCCAGATGACATCGCCGAAATAACCGTTCGTGCCGGAATGAAAGCGGAGAACGTCACCGCCGAATGGCTGCAGGTCAACCTCAAAGAGATCGATAAACGCGCCGACTCCTGCATCAATGCTGTCGATAATTAGCTCTGGTGGAATGTTGCGCACGAAAATCTCCCATAAAAAAGCCACCCGGAGGTGGCTACTGGTTGAATATCAGGATGTCGCTGATTTACATCCCTGGGTATGTTGGGTATTCAGCCCGTCCATGTTTGGGGCATGGACGTATTCAGCAAAGGAGGGATGGCTGATCACCTCTGGTTAAGGCTTGATAATAAATGCTTAAAGAACATTTTGACTTAAAAGAGCAAATTTTAGTATCACAAGGAAAGAGTGTTGCAATTACAGGCCACTCTTTACATAAAGGCACTCCTAGAGAGGCTTTTATCTCGGAATTTTTGAGAGATCATCTACCCGCAAGTATCTCTATTGGAACAGGGGAAATAATAGACTCCAATTCAAAAGCAGGAGAACAACGAAATCAATATGATATCGTTTTATATAGAAATGAGTACCCTAAATTAAATTTTGGCGGAGGTATCAATGCTTATTTAATTGAATCAGTTGTTGCCACATTAGAAGTAAAATCTACGCTAACATATGAAGATATGAAGCAGGCGGTTAAAGCAGCTTACAACTCAAAAAATTTAGCTCCCAGTATCAATGAGATTTTTGGAGTACCTACTTTCACCAAGGGCATCAGAAACTTCCTTATAGCATACGACGGCCCTCAAAATATTTCCACCATTTATAATTGGTTAAAAAAAGCTCATGAGGAGCACGGTATTACCATACCTACCCTGCCAAACAACCCTACTAGGTTCTCTATGCCAAGCCCATCGCTAGATGCGGCCTTTGTTTTACAAAAAGGTTTCGTGCAATATGATAACTTTATAGAAGGTTTGAATACAAATAAATTCAGATATGGAGAAGAGAAATTTAGCTGGATTTATTCTGACAGCGCAAACGGCAACTTACTTTACTTATTCCACATGCTTCAATATATAATAAAATCCGTCAATGGCTCATTCTTAAATGCAACGCCCTACCTCAACTCAGCAAAATACAACATTAATGTAACTTGATATTAAGCAGAGCCATTTAATATGGCTCTTTTCATAGACATAAACCCAGAAAGAAGTTGCAACTTAGCATGCTCCGCCCATAAATAACATTCATTACTGTTAAATAATCTCAAGTCATCGCATGCCTCTTGGATATTAACCCCTTCACTCATGAATCTTAAATTTTTTTCCTTTTCAATCTGTTTCAACAAAAAAATCACCTCGCTATAAGTTAGCATTACTTTTTTTTCAAGATTAACAAGTTCATTTTCTAATCGAAGTGTGTCTATCTTGCTCTGTGCGCTGCTCATTATTTTCACTCTCCCATGTTTCGGCTTAACGTGGTACCTGTTCAAATGTGGCCGTCAGTTCGTACAGCGGCCCGTTTTTAACCATGCCCCAGGAGCGACAGACAAACAGCGCCTGCACTCCTGTATCGGATGGCGTCCAGTAGAAGGACTCTACCGCCATGCGTGCCCGCAGGAAGGCTTCAGCCTCCTTTGCTGCATTAGCCCTGCACGGCCCGCTTACGCCCCGGAAAACCAGGCTGTATTTCGCCATCAGCGGATTTATGCCTTTAACCTGCCTCTGCTCGTAACCATCACCCAGCTTAACGACGGCTACGTTCGGTGTGCGATCAACGCTGTAGCTGCGCTGGGGCTTCCAGGAAAATACTTCTGCCATCATTTCCTCCGGAGTACACCGTTGGGGCGCTGCTGGTCGATCAGCATTTTCAACATATCGTTGTTCCAGACCTTACGCATTCTCGCTAATTCCTCATTGCTTATCCCGCCAGTAGTATTGATGGTGAGGTTCATTACGGGGTTGAATGATGTAGCGCCACCAGCCTTATCCGCCGGAATAACCTTTCCTGACTGGTTTGGAATGAACATCTGCTGACCACCAGCTGTCTGGAATATCTCAGACTGCCCGTTTTCATTGATCCGGTAGGCATTGCCAGCAGAGACGTTGCCGCCGTAGCGACGCGCACCGGCTACCGCCATGCCTTTCGCTGCCAGTAGCGATCCCGCATATGCAGTCTGACCTACAGCGTTAGCGCTTCCCATTGTTGCAATGGAGGCACTGATTGCCGCCGGAGCCCAGGCGGCAGCGGCGGCAGTTGCCTGGGCCATAGTTGAAGCCAGAGATGCGGCTGCGGCTGCCTGGCCCATCAACTGGCTTTTAACCCATTCCATCCCCATCTGTACAAGACTACTGACAACACCATTCAGGATGGTGGTACCAATGTTGGCGAAGGCTTCCTGAAGGCTTTGCGTTCCGCTTAGCAGGCCGGTAATGGCGCTACTCGCACCGCTCTGGAGACCATCAAGGGAAGATGCCAGCAGCTCATTAGCCTGGCTCTGGTTGCGGAAGATCTCCCATTGCGCTGCGATACGTTGCTGCTCATATTCCGTATCTGCAGCGTTCTTTAGCTCAATAGCCTGCTGGTGCGCCAGCACTCCCTGCTGCTCAAACTGCTGAATAAGCGCCAGCTGCTGTGCGTGCTGATTGGCAAGCTGCTGGACGGGGTCAACCTCTCCGGCAGCTGACTGCTGCGGTGTTACTGCCTGGCCTGCCCTTATTTTTGCGAGAGCGACTTGATGGTCTTGCTCGAGCTGTTCTGATGCTCGGCTATATTGCTCCTGAGACAGAAGCAGATGACCGTTCGCATTCTTTTGGCCCTTAAGACTTTCGAGGGCCTTTTTCTGAACATCAAAACTGGCATTCTCTTTCAGCTCGGGTATAGAGTTTTGTATTAGCTGGCGCTGTTTGACTGCATTTGCAGCATCCCACTCTGCAGCAGCGTATTTCCGTATCTCTTCAATTTGCCCAGCTGTAGCGCTTTTATTAAGCGACTGCTCCGCCCTCAGCATTGCCTGTTCGCGGGACAAATCCTGCGTTGCCCCAGCAGCCGTCTCTGCGCGCTGTTTGTAATCAGCAATTTTCTGAGCATTGGCCTCCATCTGATTGGCTGCGTTTTTACCCTGCTGCTCACTCTGCTGCTGCGCTTTGCGTCGCGCCTCCTCAGCTTCCTGTAGATCGTAATTTTCTGCAGCCAGACGCTCGGCAGATGCAATCTGATTAGGGTTGTCAGTGACCTTTGAAGTCTCCATCCTGGCTTTAGCAATGGCGCGCTGACGATCACCTTGAATCTTAAGAAGCTCATTTTGCTCCTCAAGACTAAGTATGATTTTATCTGCGCCCTCAGTAGGGGGATCTACTTGTAGTGACTTGGGGTTGAAATTCTGCCCGGCCTGATTGGCCCGGTTAATCTCATCAGCAGTATTACCGAAGGCTTTCGCAACAGCTCCTTGAACTCTCTCCAGGGTGGTGCCTTTTTCAATGAGTTGATCATGCACACCCATCGATGAGAGCATATTGTTAGTAAGCAAACGGTTCGCTTCTGAGGCAGTATTTTCTGTTCTAGCAAGCTTATCCTTTTTGTTGGCGAGATCCCGAATCTTCCCGTTCAGTTCATCTGAAACCTCAGCCTGCCGTTGGCTAAATTCTGCTCCCTGTCCCATTGAATCCGCATAAGCTTGGGCGGCTGGAGTAAAGCTCTTGTAGCGATTTTGAAGCGATGCGATATCCGACTCTAAATCAGCTATTTCATCTTTTTGCGCCCGGATTGACACATTGGCATCAGCAATGGTTCCTCGCAATTGAGTGTTGCTCAATGATTTTAAAGATGAGTTGAGCTTGTCTAAACCATCAGCAAAGGCAATTGCCTCTTGTTTGGCTTGCTGAGCTTTCTGCCAAAAATAGAATATGGCTCCAGCCGCAATCATGGCTGCACCAGCAGGACCACCAATAAGGGAAAGAGCACCTCTCGCCAAGGCGGCTGCAGCTGAAGCAGCTCGTGATGCCACTGCTGATGCCTCTTGCGATGCGATAAATCTACCATTGGCTGCTGTTGCGACGCCAGTGGCATTAGCCAAGGCGATTCTTGCAGCGGAAACCTTAGCTTCTGCAGATGCAATTGCAGCCGCCCGGGATTGAGAGGCAGTAGCCTCGGCAGCCGCAAGTCGCGTAGTTAATGCAGCAGATGCCTGCTGCAACTGAGCCATGCGAGTTGCAGCCTGAATCCGGCCTTGCTCGGTAATTTGAGCGCGTAAACGCTGAGCCTCAAGCGCTTTCTCAGAGTTAATTTGCGCAAGCTGCGTTCGGATGGTTTGCGCTTCCGCAGTCGCTAGTCTGACCTCTTCTACAGAAGAAGCAGCAGTTGCTTTAAGAGTGTTTAATCTGGCCTGAGCAAGATTGAGATCAGAGGTTGCTGCGTTCTTACTAGACTGAGCAGAGCGTAATTGCGCAGCAGCTTGTGCTTCAGCAGCTGAGGTGGTTACTACTGCTGCTTTGGCAGCAGCAATTTGCGAGGCAGTGTTACGAACTTGCGCTGTAGCAGCCATAGTCAGAGCGCCAATATATCGACTTCCCATTACAGCAGCGACTGCGGTCAAAGCCATGCTCAGACCTGAAATATTATTGCTTGCTGTGATTATGGCGTCATTGAAGATAGCAACACCCGCTTTCACAGAAGAGCTTTCTCCAATAAATTTGGTAATATTATTGCCAGCAACTTGCATTGCCTGGCTGATTGTTGTCGTAGTTTTGGCGAATTCAGCTCCAATGGTTGCTCCTTGGGATAGCAGGCCATTCACAACAACATCGGTAGTAAGCTTACCTTCAGCGGCTAACTGGCGCATCTGGCCAATTGTCACGCCCATTGAATCCGCAAGAGCGACAATTAGACGATTACCCTGCTCGTTTACAGAGTTGAATTCTTCTCCGCGTAATGCACCAGACGCCAAGCCTTGAGATAACTGGATAATCGCGTTCTCTGCTTCTTCAGCGGTAGCACCTGAAACCACAAAGCCTTGGTTGATTATCGTTGTGAGTTTTACAAGGTCCTGCGCACTCGTGCCGTACTGGCGGGTTGCACGCTCCAGTCGGGCATAGAGAGAGGCGGTAGCCTCCAGGCTAGAGCGTGTTTGCTGAGTGATATTGAATACCCGCTCTGTAACGTCCACCAACTCTTCATTTGGTCGCAGCGCATTCGCTAGTTTGTTGTTCAGTTCGGTCCATGCATCGGCATATTGCGATATCTGGTTAACAGAAAGGATTGCCATTACAGCCGCGGCAATTTTACTCAATTCGCCCAGAGAAGAAGAAAGTGATTGCGCCGCATCATCAGCTGCGTCAAAACCATCCTGCATATTGTCGGTGGCTTTGACCACCTCCTTATCAGCCATCAGCAACTGTGCTGTATCTGCTTTGATAATGTACTCTATAGTCCCAAGATTCTCGGACATTTGCTTTTCTCCGGGCAATAAAAAACCCCGCCAGAGCGAGGTTTTGGGGGCAAGATCAGTCTTACTATTTTAATAAACCGAACATAAAAAGAAGGAACACCAGCAAAATACCAGCGCCTATCCACTGGCCAATTGCATGACCTGTCGCCTCGCTTGATGCGACTTGAGCGTTGAGTTTGGTAGTTTCATCATTTATTGCTGATGCTGAGGCTAGCATCTCTTCAGCGAGCGTTTCAAAAAGCACAACTTGTGCTTCAACCGGAGCTTCAGAAAAAAAGTCACTAACCTGATCTTGTAAATCTAAGGATGCGGTATGTATGTTTCCCCCATCAGCGATCACCTGCTGAATTTTCTGGTTCCGTATTTCAACAAGCGCCCTTATTCTGCTTCTGTTTGATTTATAAGTTTTTTCTTCCGAACCACTAACTGTGAAATAGTCATTGATAGCGCCCGGTATGTCGATATGCATATCCTTATCCCCATCAGTAAAAGATAGGACTAATCCTATCAGGTGAGCACAACAGCGCAACGTGATGCCTGATTTTTTGATTTCAGATGAGGGATACAAAAAAGCCACCCTAAGGTGGCTTAATTATCAGTTAGCGTTTTCGCAACCCGGCTGGCCACGGTCAATAACTTCAGTACCTTCAACGATGAAACCAAACTTACCGACCAGGAAAGAATGGTTAAACTGAGTTACTACAACGTCTGATAACGCAACTGAGCAGCGGTTTCTTTCGATTGCTCTGTCGATGGCAGTTTTCACGTTAGGGATCCCAAGCGGGAAGAGCACTACTGGAGCGGAGTCTTCTGCTTTAACGCGAGCGCCTTTAACAAAATTATTCGAGTTAAGATTATAGTTTTTGGTACTCGCCACGGTTAAATCAGCTACGCGAGAACTACATCCTGCCAACATCATCACTACTGCGGCTAAAGCCAATGCCTTTTTCATTTTATGTTTCCTTTGATTGCAATCAGAAACATCTTAACATCACTTCCCTGCCATTGGCGGCCTACCAAAGTTAGTAGAAACTCTCAGGTGAGTTTGAATTTTAAACGGATGTAAACTACTCGTAATTCCTTTGCGTGTCGATTTCAACCATCCTGTCAGCCCAGTCCATGACCTCATCATAGGCCTCTTCCGTCGGGATCTTGTCTTTCTCCTTCACCGGGAACTTGGCGTTCATTGCGGCGCGGAAACTGGTCATTGTCATGTTCCATGCATCCGCCTCGCTCATGCCGAGGTGAGCAACGGCTGTGTACACGAATGACCGGGCATCAAAATTACTGGAATATTCTTTTTTCTGCCCTTTTAGCTGCTCTGGCGGTTGGTCCCCCATCACGCCGTGACGGATCAAGTGTCGGGCCAGCTCTATCACGTCGGCAACCGGCAGCAGACCGGGCCGGTAGAACAGCTTACCTTTAGTTGTGACCTGGTATGTGCCTATCAGGTGACTGATGTTCTCTGTACAGCAGGCGGTAACCACCCGGGCCGCCGCCGCTGCCATCTCTGCAAAACAGCGTGCCAGCACGTCGCGCATGATGGCCGGCTCGCTAATACGATGCGTCGGGTAGTGTCCGGCATGCACGGTGACGAGCAGCCTGACGATATCATCCGGCGCGCCGATCCGGGACATCGCCAGAAAAGAAGGGTTGAGGAATATCTCCCGGCCACCAGCACGGATCACCGCCTGGCCGATATCAGTGATGACCTGCATAAAACCTCAAAGGGGCCGAAGCCCCGTAATTAAGCTGTGACTACAACGTTCGCGAAACCAGACGATACGCTGCTGGTCGTTGGGGATGACACGACGCAGGCGTAAGTGCCATCGTCTGCCGCAGTCACACTGGCTTTGGTGTACGTTGACGCCGTCGCCCCGCCGATATCCTGACCGTCCCGCTGCCACTGATAGCTCAAAGGAGAACTGCCGCTAGTGGTGGCCGCCACGGTCAGTGTCAGCGTGTCGCCCTCTTCGAGCGTGCGGCTCTGTGGCTGGGTCGTGATAGTGATGGTATCGCCCACGTCACGCACATCGACATTGCCCGCGCTGGAGGCTTCCAGCGACCAGGTAGCGACATCATCGTGGGGCGCTTCGTCCTGCCAGCTCGTGACAAGGAACGGCCCTTCGGTGATATCCAGCGGGGAGATGATCTTCAGCCAGACATAAGGCTGGTTGCTGGTTTCCGCTGACGGGCTGTAGACGTGGCGTTTCATGGCCCGCTGGCCATAGATAGCCTCCTTACGGCTTACACCGTCACCGGAGAAAGACACGTTCTTATAGGTGGTGACGTTCTCCTGGGTAAACGCTGCGCTCTGGTCGCCCGTTGCGTCGGCAGTCTCCCACTCCACGCCCGTGGTTTTACCGCGCATCATGCCGAGGCGCTTATACTGGTTCGCTGCTGGCTGAACCTCAGGGCAGCCGATCGCGTAATATACGGCGACAGCAAGCCCCGTGAATGCACCTGATTCACATGCCATGAGTTTTTACTCCGTTACTGGGAAATGATGGTTCTGAAGTTGATTTCGAAGGCCACACGGCCCTCTTCGGTTCTGAAGGCGGGAATGCCGCCGACTGGCTGCATCAGGATGATGCATTCGGTCTGATGCTCCAGGCTCATGGCCCGGCGGATGGCATCAGCATTATTTTCCACGGCATCGACACCGGGATCGTTCTGGCCGGCCAGCAGGATGATGCGGAAATAGTCGCGGGAGACCGCCTCCTCGTCACTTCCTCCGCCGTTCTGCTGAATGATGAGGTAGCGCTCGTTCTGTGAATCCGGCCGTTCAATGAAAAAGCGCTTCTGCACGCGATAACCCGTATCGAAACCATGCTGCTGGAGCCAGGCGCGCAGGGCGTCATACACCTCGTTGCGGGTCATAGCTTGTACCCTCGCCGTATGGTGGCCCGGATATCGTTTATTCCGTCACGCTCGAAGCCTTTACGCAGGAAGTCAGGCTCGCCGTTTGGATCCCAGTAGTTGCCGTTGCCGTTCGCGCGCGGCTGCCCTTTAAGCGTGCCTGGTGCTGCGTTGACCAGGGCGGCATAGCTGGCAGTAAAGCCGACACGTCCGGTCATGCCGCCGGGGATGGGGCGCAACTCACGAAACTGGCTATTCACCAGCGTGGAGGTATCCATCGGCGTTATCTGTGCTGAATAACCCATCCCGACTATCATCACCTCGGTGATCACCCGCTCTGTCACCGGCCCGGCAACCTGACCAAGCAGTTTCTTGGCATTCATTTGTACGCGCTTAATGCCTTTTACGGGCATAGTCACCTCATGTCATGATTTGGTAGTCAGGGTCTTCGCCGAAAAAGCTCATATCATCGCTGCGCACGGCAACAATTTTGTCAGCAAATGCCTTAAGCGGATCTGGCTGACTCCTGGTATCACCATGCGCGATATAATCATCGCGCTGCGGCAGGCGCATCAGCACACCGTTCAGCTTCGACTCGGTATAGATAGTCTGCTGACAGACGAACTCTTTCCCGCTGTCGTCCGTCACGGTTTTAGCCTCGGATTCCCATGTGCTCGCTATAAGGTAGGGCTCACCATACTGATAGCTGTTGCTCCAGTCGTCATAACCGTTAAGTGGATAAACAGTGCAGAGGTTGGTGTAGACCCATTCTGATGTGGCGCTCAAGGCTCCTCCCAGCGGATGACTTCCGGCTTTGTGGCGGCGACCTTGCGGCAGAAAATGAACCACTCGCCGTTGCTTTTGACGTAGCCGGTCACCCTCCTGCCGCTGTCAGTCAGCACCCAGACCTTCGTAAACGGCTCTGGCAGGCGCTGCTTAACGGATATCAGGGCCATCAGCGGCTCCCGTTGCTCATACAGCCGCCCTTGCCGATCCAGATACCGCCGAATGCAGGGGTGGCAGTCGGGTCGGGCGGGATGAGCGCCGTCGCGCAGCCGTGTTTATCCAGCCCGCGCAGCAGGTTCAGCGCGCCTTTCCAGCGATCGGAAAACGACTGGTAGCGGAACGACCGGGAAGCGCCGTTTGGCGCGGTCTGGCTGGACAGATATTTATCACCCTGCCCCAGCCCCATCAGCGCCAGCAGATAAAGCTGGATAAGCATTGCTGTGGCGGCCGGATAATGCAGGCTCAGGCACGTTTCGATGCCGTTTACCTGCTCCACCAGCGCCGCCAGCACGAAATCAGGCAGGGTAATCCCCTGACCGCTTAGGTACTGCTGCGCCTGTTCGGGATTTACCATGGCTGACTCCTGAAATAAGAGGCCCCGCAGGAACGGGGCATAAAAAAACCGCCTGAGCGGCGGCTGTTATTCAGCGGGGAAGAGTTTCTCGAGCTCACCGTCAGGCAGCAGCTCCGAAAGCTTTTCAGCGCCCAGGGTGCCTTTAAACTCGATACCCAGCTCTTTCAGGCGATCGGCAATAATCTCCTTGCGGGATTTCCCATCGTTTCCTGCTCCGGGCGTTGCCGGGGTAAGCGCACCGGCCTCGCCACGCATCAGGCGGACGTTAGATTTAAAAGCCGGGTTAAGTCTCTCAAATTCCACGATATCCCCGACAGCAACACCGTGCCACGGGCGAATCACTTCGTACTTAGCCATCGCGTATCCTTAGGCAGCTGCGCCGTAGACAACGCCGGACAGGCCTTCTGCGTCTGCGGTAATCTGCAAACCTTCAGCAGACATGATCTGGAAGTTGTAGTTAACGTTCGGCAGCGGGCGCGGCAGCGGCACAATGCCCTGAGCCATGCCCACCAGTGGAGAGATCACTTCTTTGCGGCGCTGGTACGCCAGGAACTCGTTATCTTTGAACGCAAAGGTCGGGCGGATCTCTTTGACAGGTGCGAACGGCATCACAGCATTCAGGACGTTGCCGCTGACCACACCATTCACCACATACGGCTGCATGAGGTTTGCCCAGATCTCCGGGCTCACCCACATGATATCGTACTGTGCGACGCGGTTAGCGCGTGCTGTTGAGCCGAAGGCCCCCTTACCGAAGAACGCAATCAATTGAGTTTGATTAGCGCTGGTAAGGTCGATATTCGCGCCGCCGGCACCGGAACCAAGATTAATACGCTTGGTGTTACGGTGATTACGCATACCCTGGGCTTTATAACCCTGCACCTGAATATTGCGGTCGCCGTCCAGATAGTACGAAACGCGGCGTTTATTGACCTGTTTCAGCTTCGCAGACTGCGAGTCCAGCACCAGATCGATACCAACAGAGCTCATGCCTACAACGTTACGCCAGTTCACACCGTAACCGGCAGTGAACACCGGGATCGGATCGCCGTCGTTGTCGTAATCAGTCTGGTCGAACGAGAACGGGGCCTGACCGTCAATCGTTACTTTCACATCATCAGCAATATCGCCAACGACGTTATAGAGCTTGACGGTCTTACCGACCGACAGCACGGTTTGCACGCCCAGCAGATCGTTGACAATCTCGATGCCGACCTCCTGATCGCGCAGCTGGATGACCTGGCGATCAATCTCAGCCCAGAACTCGCGGGCGAAGCCACCCACAGCGTTACACGCCAGCATGTCCGGCGTCATGTGAGCGCGGTTAGTGGCGATCATCGCGTTGTGCTGGGCGTTCCACATGTTGCGGTTAGCCCACAGCTCATTCCAGTGGCCAACAAGGCGGCTGTTAGCCGCCAGGGTTTCTCGTGAAAAATACATGTGCTTTTATCCTTGAATTACGCGCCAGCGGCTGCGGCGGCAGTGCCGACACGCATACGAACGCGGATGAAATCGGTAGTGCCTGCCGCAATGGTGGCTTCGTCCTGGCTGTAGCCGATCACCGCGTCGGTGTCGTCGGTGGCCAGCGTGAACTGACCAGCAGCACCAAGCTTGATCGGGCTGTCTTTTTTGTACGCACCAGGCACGCACAGCAGCGCCAGTTCGCGCCCCTCTTCCACATAGTTCCCCACAGCGGAATCACCTTCGGGCACGGCGTCACGAATGCCCAGGCCCTGATGGTAGGCGCAGTCGATAATGTAGAGGCGTCCGGTCAGCGCTGTTGCCTGCGCAAACACGTCTTCGCCATTGATGATCGCCGCAGTGCCCGGCAGCAGGGCAGCGGCAGTGGTACGGGTTTCAGTCTTGTAGAGCGACTGCCCGTCGATATTTACGCGACGATAGCGGGATGCCATGCGCGGTCTCCTTTAAGGTTGGTTACGGGCCGGTTAAGCCTGGAAATGAGCGGACGGATCAGGAGCGCCGGTTTCGCCAGGCGTCTGCGCGGAATTACCACCCAGCGGTGCGGCAGTACCCAGCTTGCTGTACATCTCTTTCAGTGCCGGGCCTGACAGGGCGTTAGCCACGAGCTCGCCGTGAACCGCCTGCACAGCGTCACGCATCGTCTTTTCTTCAGCGCGGGAATTAGCAGTAAGGGTTTCGGCAAGCTGCTGGTGGTTTGTCTGAAGGGCTGTGATTTGCAACTCAAGAGGCTCAATCGCCTTTTTAGTATTGGTAGCTACAGCCTCACCGATCATGGTGCCGATTTGTTCCATTTCTTCTTTGGTTAAAGGCATGTCGCCCTCCGTTTGGTGGTTGGTTGGTTGCAGGCTGATCCTGCGGAGTGAAAAAAGATTTGAATTTGTTGGTTACGACAGCTACCCAGGACTCCTGACGGGCTACCGGCGTTCCGGTGTCGTCGAAGGTGATTTTCCCGCCCTCTGACGTATAGCCGAACACCTGGGCGTTGCCCCCGTTACGGATGATGACCACCTGGCTGTCGGTGAAGTCGGCCACCCAGGCGTATTCATTCTCGCCAGGGGCGAACCGGGACTTAGCCGCACGATCAAGCCGCTGCTCTCGCTCCCGGTAGGATTCGCCCACCAGCGCGCCGGAGTTAGCCTTCAGTGGAGTAGCATTGTCGGCGTTGACCATCAGGCCGACGCCCTGCTCTGGCGTAGCCGCGCCGACTTCATTCAGCAGGATGGCGTCATGATCCATGCCGTGAATCTTTGCCACCCACTCTGCACCCAGCGCCTTCTGCTCTTCGTTGGCCTCAAGCTGGTCGAGGAATACAGCGACGCTGGTGTGAATGGGCGGCACATCTTCGCCACGCTCAATGGCAGCCACTCGCTCGAGCAATTCACGCCCTCCTTCTGACTCGCTGGCTTTATTCACATCAACCCATTTTTCCAGGTAGATGCGGTTTCCGGACTTTTTGACGTTGCGATTCCACGCACCGACAAAACCAACGTTTAACCCTTCTGGCGAGAAGGCCGAAACGAACTGACCGTTAACCTGCGGGTGCCCCAGCGGGGCCAGCGTGCCTTCCAGCCCGGCGTAATGCGCGTCAATTTCGCTGGCGGAGTACAGGCCGCCGTTCATAACGACATTGGCCGGGAGCGTATAGCTGGGCAGGACGAGATGATCACGCCCGTTGTGCACCTCGCGGCGAATAGTCTGGCTGTTCACCCGCGTGGTGACGTTGATTTGCATTGTCATAGTAGTTTCTCGTTTAAGCTGCCCGGTGGTGGCCGCAGCCGCAATGTAGATGGTTGGCAACAAGTCCGGCCTTCTGTGCCTTATCCAGCCGCTTCTTCGCCATGTCGATGACGTTCGGGTTCAGCGGTTTGCCGTCGGCACCCACCAGCACCGCTACCTGCGTGCATTTGCAGTTGATGGCGTTACCGTCAACGCTGTACCAGTCACGAACCTCCTCGGTTGTGTAAAGGTGGGCATGACGCAGCGCGTGCTTACGGCGTGTCGTCGGGCTAAGTGCGGAGAGGTGCATCTGCCGGGTCATGATGCCGTACTGGGCCTCGGCCTCGTCCGACTCATCCCAGCGAGCGCGACGCAGCGCCGTGGTTATTTCGGTCCGGGCGATACGCTTTGCGCGACCAATCTCCATCCCGGTCTGCTCAGTGAGCCTTTTGGCAATATCACGGGGGTTTTGCCCCCGACCCATGCCGTCGGTAAGGATCCGCGCCATGTCCGACTTCGTCCGCGCGCTGAGGTTTTTCATCTCCTCAAATACACGGGTGCGCACCAGCAGCAGACGGCGCTGATAGGGTTCGCTCAACAGCAGCTGCTGGAGGTTCTCCCGCCCGGTGGCGTATACCGTTGACTGCTGAGACAGACTGGCGAACTCCTGCGCCGTGCCGCGCTGGTACGCCTGGTTAACGTAATCGCGCCAGAACCAGAAATTCGTCTCGTTACCGCCATAGAGGATCTCATCGACCAGCGCGGAGGCGTTCTCCAGCAGCATGGACAGAAGCGAGGTATCGAGGTCGAAGGTGTAACGAAGGTTCACAGCGGGTGATGCAGGTATGCGGTCGAGGATGCTCTGGTAGGCTTTTGCGATACGCTTAACCCGCCTTGAAAACTCATTCATCGCGCCGCGTTCGAGGCGATCTGCGCCCGTCGGGTCGCTAAGGTTTCCGGGCAGAATCGGAGGTTTTATCCTCTTCGTCTTTTTCTTCATCGTCATCTTCTCCCAGCGGTGCAGGCGATCCCTCATACCCGGCGGCCACGCGAATTTCCTCGCCAGTAAACGGCTGCTCACCAGTAGCTGCTGACGCGCTGTTGATCTCGGCCATGATTTTGGCGGATGCCAGCTTCTCAGCGCCGGAGCTGGCGTTCAGGTCATCCCAGATAACCGTTTTCTGTGGTACCGCGTCGAGAATGCCCAGCAGCACCAGCTTGTCGCACAGGTCTTCAATATCAAACGACAGATCACCGCGTCGGGACTGGCAGCGCCCATTGAAATAGCGCTGGTCCTCAGTGCTGGCCCGCTCGCCCGTCTGCATGCCTACAAGGATTTTGGTCGGGATATCCAGCGCAGCTCCCGCTGTCTGCAGGTTTACGTTGTAAGTTGGCCCGGGGTCGGCGACAGAGGACACCAGTGGCGTCACCGTTGCGCCCTGGGTAGTCAGCAGCGCATCGTTGCCGCGATTAACCTCAACAGCGGCTTCGTTGAACTTCTCCTGCAGCTCATTGACATCGACGTTGTACATCGAGGCCAGGTTGCTGAAGTCGATCTCTTTATCGAAGTTGATATTCAGCTGGCGCGCGGCGTTCTTCAGGAAGGATTCACCGCTGCCGCCCTCCACTTTCTCCAGGCTGACGAACGCGTTATAGGCTGGTTCCAGAAAGCCGATTGCGTCCGCTGAATAGTCGCCGAGGATAAACACGCGATCGGGATGCACATCCACGCGCCGGGTGCTGCCGTTCGGCAGGCGTTCAACGTACTGCCACATCTTCGGCTGCCCGTAGGTACGGGAGTTCAGGCCAGTATCCCATGCAGAGGGCACTAGCGCGCCCGCCCAAGCAACAGTGATTTTCTCCAGGCCGCGACCTTTCGTGGCGGGGAGATTCCAGTCTTTATCGTCGCGAATGTGAAGCAGGATGCCGGAGTAGCGGCCCACCAGCCGCCGCAAATCAGCTTCAGCGAAGGTGCGCCAGAAGCGATGGGTAAAGACGGCTTTCGCCTTGCTCTCCCATGCAGTTACTTTGCGGGTTTCGTCGGTCTTCTCCCCCTCGATGATCTCCGGGTTGCTGAGCCAGCAGGTGCTGGTAATTTTGCGCACCGCGCCGTGAGCGATGCCGCCGCGCCGGTAGAGTCTATAGAGGTCGTCAAAGGTCAAATCCTCTTTGAAGCCGTACTCGCACCACGCCGTGCTGCGCTTGGCATCCAGCCCCATTGTCGGGTTAGCCGCCAGCATCCGGGCGCGCGCAAGGCTGGCATCGGCCAACGCATGGTTGACGGCCAGTTGAAGATTATTGTTCATGCTGGGGTCCGTTTTGTGGATTCAGGCAATAAAAAACCGCCCGGAGGCGGTCTGTGTTCGATAACTGCTAATTACATTTCACCAGGAGCGGGCGGCAAAACATCCCTGTTCCCATTAGCATTAGGTTGTGAGACAACACCCAGCTCTTCCATTTGTTCAATGATCCGCGCAGCTCTGTTATAACCAATCCGGAACTCACGCTGCACACCAGAAATAGATGCTTTTCGGGAGGTCAAAACAAACTGGACAGCTTCATTGAACAGTGGATCAAGGCCTTCGTCCTCTTCTGGCTCCACTGCTGGTGTAGCTGCTGGTTTCCACTGCGGATTTTCTGCAAACCATTGTTCAATAGCCTGCATGGCAGCGTCAGTACATACAGAGCAAAGCGAGGGGTGGCCCATTTCGCCAGCGGTTGTGTTAATCGCGCAACTGCATCCCTTTCGCCATTCATCAATAACCAGCAGTGGATGCATAATTATTTTATTTTGTTTTGGCATATTTTTACCTGGCTAGATCCCGAAGCGCATCAGCTTGCGCATTCACTACATTCAGTTTATCTACCCTGAAGCCGTTTGGGAATCATCATGCCCATCGGCTGCGCGCCGCCGAGTTCGGTGAGCGCATAAACAGCTGCGTCGAGACGGTCAGGCGACTTTTTAGCGGTGGCCGGCACGTACTCCATCAACTGATTTTCCAGCACATAGAGATTACCGTTGTGCGCAACGCGGCCCTGCTCATAAAGCGCAGATATCGGCTCTGCCCGGGCGTATTTCCCCTTACTTGCATGGACACGGATGATGCGGCCCTTATACCCGGCGTTACGCAGCGTTTCTTCGGCCATATCGCCGCCCTGGTTCGTTTCGATAACGATCGCATCGGCCTCATGCTCATCGTAAGCCCACATGGCCTTTTTGGCCCAGCCAGCCGGTGAATACTTGCCGCTGTAGTCCCCATCAACAGAGAACTGCTTTTTGTCACCAGCACCATACGCACTGGCTGCCACAATGCCGGATTCGTCGCTTTCATCGCTGTTGGTTGCCTGCGGGTCGATGGCCACTACCGAGCGAACCTTGTCGAAACGGATCTGCAGGTCGCGGGAGGCGCTTATCATCGCCTCATTCCACAGCGCACCCTCTGCATTGAAACGCCGCGGCTTCTGCATGTACTGCGCCTCGGCGGTGCGCCGGTGCGAGAACAGGGAGACGCGGTGTGTCTCGTTGTGCTTGAACGGCCAGAGCCAGCCATCAGGCAGACCATGATCTATCGGGATAGCGTGGGAGTTCTCCGGGTACTGCGCCGAATACGCCTGGCTGTTATCGATGAGCACCGGCAGATTGAGGTGATGCCACTTTTCGCCAGAGCCGCCACGCAGCAGGTAACCACTCAGATCGTGATAGTGAATGCGCTGCATAATCACAATCATCGGTGTCGTTTCGATCGCCAGACGTGACTTGATGGTTTCGTTAAAGCGGTTGTTAACGCCGTCGCGGACAATCTCCGAGTAAGCGTCGTCCGGTTTTACCGGGTCATCAATAATCAGCGCGCCCTGCCAGCCGGGTTCCATGTGCCCGGCGCGGAAGCCCGTTACTTGACCAGCGGCGGAGGATGCATAGACGCCACCGCCGAACTCATTCCACCACATCGCCTTGCTATCAGCATCATCTCGCAGCGACATAGGCCACATGGCCTGATAGGCCTGCGATTTGATCATGCCGCGCGCGGTAGACGAGTTAAGCAGTGCCAGCTGGTGGGAGTATGACAGGTGCATGAAGCGAGCACGCTGGTTGAGCGCCAGCCCGCGCCCCATCATGTTGATCGTTGCCAGCTCGGTTTTTGTGTACCCAGGCGGGACGTTGATAATCAGACGCTGAATTTCGCCATCTATCACCCTGTCCAGCGTCTGCTGGATCACCTGGTGATGTGGCGCGACGATCATCTTGCCGCCGGTGCGCTGTTTGAAGAAGTAGCGCGCGTAATATAGTCCGTCCTCCACGCACTCAACGCGGCGGGCGAAAAGCTTTTGCTCAGCAGTCGTCATCCTCCAGCATCTCCCGCCGCGCAGCTTTGTAATCGTCTTTGTTCATGGTGACTGTCTCGATAGCGCCCCCATTCGGCCCGGAATGCTCGAACTTATGCTTATTGGTGTAGGCGTCGCCCACTTCTTTGGCAGCCTGCTCGATTAGCTGGGATGCCAGCGCAAAGTTCTTCATCCCCTCTGTTTTGGTCGCCATACGATCCAGCGCACGCAGCCGGTAAGCTTTGTTGGCGATCGGGATATCAGAGATTTCGTTCTGAAAACGGTCACGGGTGGCGTTGAACATGTCCACCCACTTCTGCGCCAGGCCTTTTCCGTTCGCTTTTGTCGGGTCGTGTGATTCCACCTGCTGACGGGTGATCGTAAGGCCAAACTCTTTTTTGACGGCCTCGACTACCTGAGTGGGCGTATCAAAGCAGGCTAACGACTGGACGATAAAGGCTTTGACCTCTCCTTTTAATGCCGCCATTGGTTACCTGCCTGTCATAATCAGTCAAAAGTTAAGCCAGTTTCAGCAGGCACGTTCCACATGCCCTGGCGATATCAAGATGGGCAACCTCCGCAGGGTTGTTCGCAGCGTCCACCAGCTGCTGAACATAGTGGCTGGCTCCGTAGCGCCGGACGACGCCGACGAACTCCTCCACATCGTGGCCACGCAGTTTCAGCTTCGGCTGCCCTTCACGCGTGAACTTCGGCGCGCCAAACTCATCCGTCTCCTGGGCGATGTGGTACAGCTCATGCTCCACCAGCGCGCAGAACTCCAAATCTGAACACTGAGCGCAGTAATCTGCCGCAAGGGTGATGATGAAGTCAGGGATGCGCCCGAACCATTCATACATCTGTTGCTCCATGCGGGCTTTTTGCCAGCCCCCGGCGCGCATCATTACCTCTTCCGCCTGGCCCAGTACGGACCGCCCCCTTTTATCGAACGCATTCGACGCCCAGAGGAAACACAGATCGGCCTCCAGCAGGTGAGCATGATCAGGGTTATGCAGATTGCCGTCGTCGCTGAGGATCTCGGCATGCAGCCATCCGTGAACGCCGTCGGCGGGTATGATGCGGATGTACGGTTTGAAGTCGGGGTTATCTACGAACAGGGGCGGCGGAGATGGGCGCTGTGTAATGTCATGAGCCATACCATCAAATGCCTCGATACAGCAGGCCGCCGGGCTTCAGCGCGTTACGGATGGCGTTCGTTGCGGCCTGTTCAACAGCCTGCTGCACGGTGACCTGAGCAGAAGCCTGACCATCCCGTGACACCAGCAGCGCCTTGAACACATCGCTCTCACGTATGGCGTCAATGACAGCGTCACGCATTTCGTCAGAGAGGCGGGGCTTGAACTCTGCTGCTGTAGCGATCGCGTTGTTTAATTGCAGAGTGTCGCTTTTATTTACCTCAAACTTTTCAGCCTTAAACGCAACCTGCTCTTTGCCATCCTCGACAGCAACACCCATACCAGCAGCGTAACGGCGGCCGTTCTCGTCGGTGTTTACCTTCGTTGACCAGCTGGCTGTCGCGCCCACCAGCTTTTGTTCTTCTGGCGGGTTGATACGCCCAATGCGTGCACTAACTGAACCATCCTCACGATAAGCCGTGAACTCTCCTGCTGAGATATTCACCCATCCGCCTGTCTTAGTGCGCTTATCCTTCACGCTCAGCAGGCCAGGGAAATATTCAGGGTAGCCGGTAACTTTAATGCGGCGGCCTTTGAGGTTGTACTCAGCAGAGCCAGCAGGGCTTTTGATGATCATGCCGCTGTCGGTCAGAACGACACGCATGCCAAGCATCGCCTGCTGCGGCGATAAGTATTTCATTCGGGTTTCCTTTTAGATGTGAGCCTGTCGCACGGGACAGCCGCCCGAGAGAAGCGGTTCCCTAGGCTCACGGCTGAAAGACTCTCTTTGGTGCGCGTGCGAACCGCATAAAAAAAGCCACCAGCAGATGCGGGTGACTTGATGTGGTGGCAATAAAAAACCGCCCAGAGGCGGCTTCAAATTCGATGTGCTACAGAGAAGGGGGTCGTTTCTTTAGAAGCTCATTCGCCTCAACACATTTTTCCTCAATCAGCTTAAGGCGAGCTGCCACCTCACTTGTGGGGCAATTAGTGACAAGGCAATACCCTTCCACCCACGTCTTCTCGTTTTCCTGAGTGAACAGGCTTTCAAATATCTCAACCCAGTCACTATTAGGAACGCGCTCAAGCTCAAAAAACTTTAACACTCCACTCCCACGAAGTGTTCTATGCTCATCTAACCCTAAAATTTTCAAGACCAGATCCCCACTTGTTTTAGTGAGTATTTAATATCACTAGCCTGAGATTATTCCTATACCTCAAAAATGATAGGTCTTCGCAATTTTCATAGTCATGCGCTATCGGGGGAGCCGCTGTGTAATGCCTGCTATTTACTACCTGTCTGCTTGTCCCACTCTTCGCGAAACTTACCCGGGTTATCGCTGCCTTCTACTGACATAGCGCCTCTCGTGTTGCTACCAATAAAAAAACCGCCCGGAGGCGGTCAGTCTTCTTTCACAATTGCAGGCCGGATGTTGCAGCTCCTCAGCTGGTAATCGCCATAATCGGCCCTGAGCTCAATATCGATCTCATCAAAGAATCGGTCATAGAGCTGGTGGGCTGGCTCGTTCTGCAGCGCCTGGATGAAGTGGGTGCCGTGTACGAGCGATACGCTTTTCGTTGAGAACCGGAACTCTAACTGCCATACGACCACCTTATTCGGATCCACATGCTGTTTCATATCCCCTCCGCTGTAATTAGTAGCGGTCAGGATAGGTCATTATATCGCCAATGAGTACAGTACTGGGGCCAGTTTTTGAGCCATGACACATTCCTCTGTCCTGTAAAAATGCTTTCCGGCTAAATCTCAGTGCAAAAATCATTAAAATCAGCATGCTTAGTATTGTAACGATTGTGCATTTGCACCCCTTAGAAACACTCTGGTTTTCCTGTTTCTAAGGGCTTTTTTTATTTCACTGCGTTATACCAGGCCTGCCAGCGGTACTTATCCAGCCGAAGTTGGCGCAGGCATTGCAATGTCTCGATGTCTGATTGCAGATCCGCGTCGCTGTCCTTTCCAGCATCACTTCCCTTGCACGGTTCCTGCATCAAATCCGCTGATGGAGTTGGCAGCGTCGATGGCACGCTGGCGCAGCTGCACAGCAGCATCGTCAAACTGGCACACAGTACGATTCGGATCCTGGACATATTTCACCACGTCGCGGGTTATGGTTCGGTAGATGATCCGGCCTTCGTCGCTGGCCTGCGCGGCCTTCTGCTCGACCGGCTGAATCGCCTTCTCTGCTTTGGCTTTCTTATCGGCGGCCAGAGCGTTGATGTGGTCGGCGTGGGCGTACCATCCATTTCGGTAACGTAGCTCGCCATAGCCAACACCAAGCAGCATGACTACGATAGCGATCAGCAGAACTGTTCGAAGGCTAAAGGTCATGTTTGGTCTCCGCCAGGCACAAGCTACGCTCCATCTCGCGCCGGTTCTGTAGCCCTTTCCAGCGCATACCTCCAGCGTAAACCCAGCGGCGCATCTCTTCGCACGCTCCGGCATGATCGCCTTTGTTCAGCTTGCGCAGCAGCGTTGATTTCGAAAACGCGTCAGAGCCGACGTTAAAGACGAAGCTGTAGAGCGCGGCGCGCTGATACTCGTTCAGCGGCGTTTTGACCATACTATCGACCGTCTTCTTGGCAGGCTGCAGGTCTTTCCAAAGCAGGTTGTCACACTCGCGATCGATGTACTTCTTGCCTCTCACGATATCCCGGCCCGTATGGCCGTCGCAGACAGTCCACACTCCGGCTACATCCCGGTACGCTTCGTACTTGCGCCCTTCTACGCCGTCTTTGCCACCCAGAAACACCGTGGCGATCGCCAGCGCACCAGCACCAGCCACGCCGATCAATTTGTTACGTAACGACAGTGAGATCGCCATTAGTCCTCCGCAATATCAACCGGACGTGTGGGCCAGCTCTTCAGCGCCTGGATCTGTGCCAGCGTGGTCTTGCGCTTGTAGTACCAGTTGATGCCAAACGTTAGTATTGCGATGAAGATGCCTGCTATTACGCCAATGGCGCTCCATTCGTCAGGGCTGAGCCGGGTCAGTAGGCCATTAGCTACCGTCCCGGCAGATGCGCCATAGGCAGCGCCAGAAGCTAATTTGCTCATGTTGGACATGTCTCTCACCTCCGATTTGGTCGGGGTGCTGTGAGTAGTAAAAAGGGTGTCAGGCATAAAAATTCATGCCTGCTCTTCGGATTTTCAAAGGAACACACAGATTTATTTCGTGATAATCCTGTCAATACAGTAGGAATAAGTTCATGATGCCTTTTTCCATAATGGAAGTGACATGAGTGATGAAGACTGGATTATCGGGAGAGCTGTCATTGACATCCTCCAGTCAGACCCGGAGCAGGAAATAAGCAAAGAATTGCTTATCAAATTTCTCACAAATAAGTATGTGGCTATCTATGAAAGCAGTGCTTCGGTAGATGAAATTATGCTTTATGAATCAGCTTTAAAGTGGGTAATGGACTCTCCTAATTAAACAGCAACTTAACCAAAAAATAGCACTCTGTAAAAGACGCCAAATGGACGCCTCTGGAAGAGTGTTATTTTGTTAACTTAAGCGATGATCAGAGCAGTACTACCTCTCCAGCCACCAGCACGCCGTCAGCCAGGAGCGATATCAACTTACTGGTTAAGTCGATGGCTATAGCAGCAGACAAGCGAAGCTTAACGATTACCAGACGCAAACCGGGAGCGTTTGCGCGACCTTCCAGCACCTGTCTCTCCTCTGAAAGGCCCTGAGACTCAAGCGCCGAGCGTGGCCGGAAATAAAAAAAGCCCACCGACGTGAGCTTTCATAACCTTTAACGGCGGACTGCCGCCGGGCGCTAACCGGAATTCAGCGAAATATCAATTGGTCCGCCGACGAGGATTTGAACCCCGGACGCACCGCTTAGAAAACGGCTGCTCTTTCCTGCTGAGCTATCGGCGGTGAAAAAAAGCCTGCACGGATGAACAAGCCTGTCGGGTAAAATATCTTTGATGGGTGCCGGATGCCCCGATTGTACGCCGACTGGCTGCAACGCTCCGCATGTAACTTCAACTCAAAGCCCGTCAGTAATTATCATCCGCAATGCGGAATTAAACATCTATAGATATTTGGCCTACTGACTGTAAACAATGTCCTTTGAGCTTAGTCTGACCTGAGCGTTTTACAAGATGTTAATAATCTTCTACTCGCACACTGAGAAGTTGGATGCTTAATAAAAATTTACTCGCTCATACGCCATGTACGAAAAGTCCACCGAAGCTAGCCTGAATATAGCCATAAAAAAACCCGCTCGTCGGCGGGTTCCTGTTAATTCTGGTCTTTAAGACCGCTTGCGATACAGCTTTGCGAAGCATATATAAATTTAGGCTTTTTTTGGCTCACTTTGCAAGTTAAATCTTTCACTATTTGTATCGAAAGCGTCACACATTGGTTTGTAAAGCATCGATTCTGCCAGACTTAGCCACATATCAATCCGACGGCGGCACGTCATATAGCCCCAGTCAGGGTGCCTTTCCTGTAGTTCCTCAGCCATCTGCCGTTTGCTCTTCTGCCAGCGGTAGCGCTGCGCCAGTACGCCAAGTAATCCGTCATGCCCCTGGCTTGTCAGCACTGCGCTGATCACTCCATCAATTTTTAAACCCTCATCATCAGAGCAAAACGCCAGGCAGCTTTTGTTTTTGCCGTTGAGCATTTCACGGAGGAACACCTCCAGCTCGGGCTTTGATATGCCTGCCTTCTTCATTCGCCGCAGGGCTTCATTAATCGCGCTTTTGCTCACCTTTTTGCTGGTCAGCAACTGGTTAAACATATTCCCGGCACTACCGCCGCCGATATAGGACCAGCGGCCCCACATGCGCAGCTTGCCCTGGATCCAGACGCTTTCCAGCGTGCGCAGACGCGCATGCTCCCCTGCTTTGCCAACTTCTGCCGCGTGAATCATGCCTCTGCTCCTTCCTGTATTTTGATAATAATTTGCCCTTTTTCACCCCAGACCTTCGTAACCCGGCCATCCCAGATGCGGCTGTCGTCATCAAAGATTGCATCCAGCAGCGCCTTCTCAAGGTTGTCCTTGTCTGGTTTCTGCTGGTGCGGCTGCCCGTCATGCTGCGCGCGCTTCTTCTGGCTCCAGCTTTTCGGCATCGGGATTACAAACGTGACGTGATAACCAGACTCCGGCAGCGCGACGCCCAGCAACCGCACCTGCGCTTTATAGGCCCAGTAAGCAGCAGTCGCCGGGCGCTTGTGCCAGCGATCGCGCTGCGTCATGCGGGGTTTGCCAATCGGCGTAATGTCGTAGATTTTCATGCGGGTACCACCAGCCCACGGCGGGCAATCTGGATCAGGGTCAGTACAATGGCGCGATCCATCATCTGGCGGCGTTCGTCGCGCGTCAGCTTGTTGCCGTTGTCGATGCTGTCATGGCAGCAAACGCAGAGCGCGGCGCTGGCGCAGTCATCGGTTTTCAGGCCCATGCCCTTCCCTTCATTCCGGTGCGCCACCTGAGTACCCCACGCGCCACAGAGAACGCATTGTTCAATCTGGCCGACGGCGGCTAACCATTTTCTACTGCGGTATGTTCTGTTCATCGCCATTACCCCTGGAAGCTCAGCAGCTGTGCAGCGGCTCTCTCGGCCTCGCGCTGGCTGCGGAATGCGCGCGAGAGGATCCAGCGCCACAGCACATCGAGCGCTGCGCGATAGAGCTGCTGGAACTCAAGCTCGTCCATGCTGGCGAACGCGATGCTGCGGGGGTGTTTGCGAAGTGTGCCGTCAGGCAACTGAATAGCGTCGTAGTGGCCAGCCTCGACGATCACCCAGGCGCGGTAGGCGTCAAACGATTTGCAGAGGCTGATACTACCGGCGCGCTTATCAGCGATGCGCGCCAGATACTGCTCAGCGGCGTCCAGCAGCGCGCCTTCACTGCCGCCGAACGTCGCGAGGTATCGAGCGTAGCCGGTCACCAGCCTGCGCTCGTTCGAGGAGATCGCCCCGCCGGTAGGCTCCCAGTATTCAAAGCCCAGGTTAAGCAGCGCGAAAAATTTACGATGGAAGGCCGGGTTGCGGACCTGTTTGAAATCTGCCACCAGCACGGCACCGAGCTTGCATTTTGATTGCAGAAAATCGCTGGTCTCCTGCGTAGCGGGGATCAGAATGTTAGAGGTGTGCTTAATCAGTTGCAGATGCGCCATATGTCCCCATGCGGCGCAAGAATCCGGTTGTCAGGTGTTCATGCTGACAAGGACATTATGACCGTTTGATTCTGGAATATCAAAGCGTAAAATGTCAGCGAACTTATTATTAAGCTTACAGAATCTTCATTTTGACAGGATAGGATCATGAAAAAAGCGTTTCTGCTTGTGCTCATTGCTCTGAGCGCTAATTCATATGCAGAGGAAGAGTTTTTCTACGAATGCGCAGATGGGACAAAAGCTCATCAGTATGTGAACCAGGATGGTAATGCGGTTTTGGAGTTTCATGGCCTGAAGCTCAACTATAAAGGGGTCAACATGGGAAGCGAGTTGAGCTTCAATGACGATAATGGAGACTATCTAAAATCGAACCGTCTGAGCATGAAAGCTCTAACTGAGACTCGGTTTAAGATGGATCTGTTAAGTAAAAAGTCACATTACGAAACTGAGTGCGAAGTCGTAAGTTTAAAGTAATTTTTAGCAATTTTGTAAGGCCCCTATGGGCCTGTCTTTATGCAGCCTGCTCTCCTACCGTACAGTTTTTTTGGAAGATTAGCCGCATTAATGTATGAGATATGGGCACATGACATTCTTATACCAATAGGCAAAATCTCACTTTGCGTTGGTGTTTTATATGCAGAAAATTGCGGTCTTCCGGCGTGGCGGGTATCAAAATTACTAAGGAATGCTTGATATGGGGGATATCAGTTTGCTAAACCCCTGTATGGTCAGTAAAGAATAAAAAAAGAGAGCCGTAGCTCCCTTTCAAGTTAACCGCTATACCTCAGGTTACTTCCGAGGAGGGGCGTAGAAGTGGAACATGCCACCATCTTTTTTGTAAACACGCTTGCCTTTAACGGTGATGTACGGGGTAAAGACTTCCACCATACCTTCGGGTACTGCTTCATTCAGATTCTTAGTCATTGGATGAATCTCACTTTCTGCCTTTACAGGCCGAAGGTGAACGATTACACTCCGGATTACCACATCTAGAAGTAATTGTCGCCTTCGGATACGGAGAGGGCAGTAAACTCCCCAGTATTCTTGGTTACGGCTCGGAGGTTAATTTTTATGAATTGACCTCAAAGTCGTTTAATTTTTTCAAGCATGTACCTTGCAGTTTCCAAACTAACACCGAAGCCTATGCTGCACGACCTTGGTGTCTTCAATAGCTCTGAATGCGCAGGATCTACTAACAACCATCCGGCAAACTCGTTAGCTTGCCATTCAACGTCCTCAATATAAGAGTGGTTAGATGGTGCCTGAGAAAAAGCGAATTGGGGAACCGTGTTCGCATGCAGCAAGAGATGCCCCAATTCGTGAGCAACAGTAAAACGCCCCCGTGCTTCACACTTAAGGGCAGAGTCATGAGTGTCAGCCCTCAGCTTGATGACACGCTGAGAAGGGATCGTGATGGCATACTCATTAGGCAACTCCTCCATCTCAACGATTTCTAACTGGATTAACTCTGCATCATGGAGCTTCTCCAAAAAGTGTAATGGATCGAGATAAGGTGCATTGTCTTGAAGAACACGCTGAATCAAGGACCGGGCCTCGAACGCAATGCGCATGATGTTTTCGCTCGATAGCGGATCTACTTTATTTCCTAAAATTCTTTCGCGAGACCGCATGCTCTTCATCCTTTATTTCTTTAAAGTTATCTCATTTAGTTCATCAAGCCATTGTCGGGCTTGTTCCTCAGGTAAAGCCTTGTAATTTCTAGCGAAACTTATAAAAAGTTCGCGCTGCAGATCACCCGCATCTTCAAAATCTTCTTTGAAAGATGGTTGTGATACATCAACCAATCTTGCAACTTCTTCCTCGCCACTACAAAATGCCGAATAAAAAGTAACCAACCTTTGTTTGACTTTGGCTGAAATGCTTCTTTTACCGAGTTCGATGGCTGAAAGCTGAGCCACACTCATTTGCATCTCATCAGCCATATCGTTGAGTCTCTGCCCACGGTCGATACGAACTTTTCTAAGAAATCTGCCAAGCTGGGTAACATTCATCTCCTCTACTCCTTATGGTCCAAATGCTGGACTAGTAAGCATTAAACCACATTCAAAAAACAATTCAACAGAATTTGTAGAATTAGTTTTCTTTCAGTGAAGAATCAGTTCACATCTTTTTGTAATGTTTTGATAATGTGAAAGATAGAGAGGATGCTTTTTTAATGCAAGCGTAGAAAAGTGAGTATTTTTATCCTTAAACATATTGACAAAACGTCGAGCCCTTATGTCTTAAGGCCTCGCAGAAATGTCAATATGTGGTAAATAAAATAAAAAAAAGTCTATATATTGTGTCATGACGGCTTTTTAGGCCCACCACTAAGGGAACGCTAAGGGTAATTTTGGCTTTCAGCCAAAGGTAAACCTTGCAAGGACACCTTCTTTTTCAGCGATACCCATACAGTCAGGCTTAAAATCCTTCGCGTCTACGTTTTCCGGCCGTCGTTCAACGCTCGGACCATCTCTGCGCTAAAAAATTATGCCCCGCTCTTTCATGCTGCATCCTCCGTAGCCGACTCACCCGGTAATTTCGCATTCCCTTTGGCGATCACTTTCTCGAGATTTTGAAAGATCCCCCGAAGACGCTGAATCTCCGAATCGTGAGCCAGCCGATAGCTGGCCTCGTTGATTGCTCTGGTAAGTTGATTCACTGTTGCATCAGCGGAAAGCCCCAGCACTTCAGCCAGTTCGGCTTGCGCCCTGTTGAGGCTTTCGGCCTGCCGCAACATGCTTTCGCGATGCCAGCGCGCTTCCTCCTCAGTCTGCTGGAATACTTCAGCTCGACGCTTTTCCTGCTGTTCAATAGCCGATTCGAGTCGGTTTTTTGCGTTGTAGGCTTGCGAAACCAGCCTGGCGATCTCTTCCCCATGCCGCCGGGCCAGCTGGGTTTCATGGACGTAAACTGGTGCCGTGCGCATAGATAAGCGGGTGCGCTCAGTTTCACGGCGGATACCGTCGATGACCAATTTTACCCAGGCATCTCGGGGCAGCGTGTCGATCGGGCGCATAGTTGGTCCTTTCACCGTATACCAGCCGCCCTCTTTGCGAACCATCAGCCCGCAGCCTTCAGGGATGTCGGCCTTTTTAAGCATCCCATCGGGCACGGCGAATACTACAGCGCTGGCATACGCGTAATACTTGGTGAACTTCCCGGCGGTTACGTCAGCCCGGAAATCTGAAACGGAAACTTTGACCTCATAGACTACCGGACAGAACTTGCTGAATGAGCACGGCAGCGCATAGACGTCCAGGCACGCGGTACCGCTTGGGCCGAGTTGCATGTCCTCCCAGACAATACGAGCAGTATTCTGGCGCAGGTGTTCAGCCAGATCATGAGCCAGTGCGTTGTGACCCCATTTCATGGCTGTACCTCCCCGGCGCGCAGCTGCTGGACGAAACCAGCAAGCAAGTATTTGATCGCTCCAGTTGAAGCTATTGTGTCCACGCTCAGATGCTCCGCGACAGCTAACTCAACGCCCTGCGCTTTAAGCTCGTTAACCGCCGCCTCAGTAGCGGGCTGCCGCAGCACCTCCAGTGCATCAAACAGCAGCGCGGAGGCTGGGTTCAGGGATTTTTCCACCGCCTTGATGCCGCTGGCGCTGTACTGCCAAACCAGCTGGCCAATGATTTCAGCGCGGGCCACGTTATCCGCCGTCAGCGCATCACGCTGTTTGGCTGTTTCGCGCAGCACAGCCGTTGTGCAGTCCAGCCGTTCGGCCAGGCGAGACATCATTTTAGCGATATCGATGATCGGCGTGTCGCTGCCCAGTGCTTTTGCAAACTCATGGCCAACCGCTATCAGCTCTTTGTTGTTCATTGATTCACTCATGCCCGTGCACTCCCAAAAATTTTATGAATTTCGTAGCCCTGCCAGTTCTTGCGGCAAACGTCCGCCACGGATGGCGCTGCTGTTGCTGCTGGTTTAGGTCGCTTGATGTTCGCTTCCCCGCCAGGCAGCAGCGTAAAAATCGGGTGATGCGGCTCGCCTGTGCGGAGAACCACAGAGCGCCGGATCAGGTGCAACAGCAGGTTGTGAGATTTTTTGCAGTCGCATCCCAGCAGAGCCTGCACCTGACGCGGTGTGACGGTCTGGTTTTCGCGTAGGAAATCGACTATTGCCCAGAGTGATTTGCTGGCCATGATCACGCCCTCCCCTGTGCCTGGCGGCGTTTGTACTCAGCCATCAGCATTTCTGCGGGTGTCGGCCCCCGGTCCTGATGCGGTGCTGCCAGCGCGCGGCGAACGGGCGGGATCGGCTTACCTTCGGCAACACGCTTTTCCCAGTGCGCCAGCAGATGCCCGGCTTCGCTGAGCAGCTCTTTCTCGTTCATCTGACGGTCAACGCCCCGGCGGCGCAGCTCCAGGCAAACGTGATACAGCAGCGGCTGCGGCCACGGGTACTGTTCGCTGGTGGGGTATTTGAATACCAGCTTCCGCCACTTCCAGAACTCGGTCATGACATCCGCCGGGCTGACACCTAACAGACCCTTGCCCTCACGGCACCAGGCCACGAACTGCCCCGGCGATGGCCAGAACGGTGACACACTGGCACGCGCCTTCTGCATCCCCGCCACCAGCTGCTCGCGGCTCCGGATGCCGTTTTCCGCGAACGTGGCGATCCACTGCTGTTTGGCCGTACGCTCATCCGCCTCGCTGCGCAGGTTAGTCTGCGTGGAAGCCGGAAAGACTTGCTTGAGTTGGCTGAACAGAAGATCCACCATGCGCTCGGCGTCGCTGTTGAGCACTTTGGCCTGCTCGCGGCTGCCGCCCGCCATGCGCGCCAGCATTTCGCCGTCGCGGCTCTGTACGGCCTGAAACAATTCGTGGTTCATATGAAATCCTCCCATGCTTCAGGGCTGTTCCAGTGCGCGTCACTGGCCGGTGCATCGTTGACGGGCTTGCGGCTGCCATCCTCGCGGTGCAGCACCAGGGTGTCCCACTGCTTGCGCAGCTTGGCGGGCGAGAGAATGTTTTTGTGCCAGAACGAATCCTGCGCAGCCCATTTGAACAGCTGGCAAATTTCGCGATGCGTGCGGCCGTCGAGCTGGCGCAGCATGCGAATATCATTCGCCCAAGTGGTGAGGTTTGGTTTTTTCATCGAAGGCTTGGTGATGTTGCGCAGGGCGAGTATCCACTCTGCGCACCGCAGATCTTCAGCGGTACCCCATTTGTCACCTGCGGGGGTCTGAACTGCAGCATCAGGAAGAGATTTGGATTTTTTCTGACGATCATTAAATACGTTAGTATTTAATATTACTTCTTGTTCATGATGCGCGGGCTTAAGCGCGGCCTTATGCTCGGGGTTATGCGCGGCATCACCCTCAGAAGCCGTGCCGTTACTGGATTCGTTATGCGCGGGGTTATGCTCGCTGTTATGCGCGGCGTTATGCGCGGGTAAATCGTCCATTTTTTGAGCATAAAGCGCATAGTTCGTGATGGTGATCACCGTGCCTTTCCGGCGTTCTCCGGCGGTGGTGATCATCCCTTCTTTCTCAAAAAAGGCGAGCATACGGTCCACTGCGTGACGGCTGGTGGGTTCCCCGTTCCGGTCGCATAAAGCCAGCCCCAGATCGGCTGTGGTGGTCACCAGTTGTCCGGTCTGCAATGGCCACTGACGGCCTTTAAAGTTGGCCGTGTATGGCTGTCTCGCAGCGGTAAGAAGCAGGTTGTCCCACAGGGTGCGGAGATAGACGTCCTTCCCCCAGGACTGCTTCAGTACACTCCGGTACAACGGGATGAAACCGGTCTTCTGGTTCTCCATCCTGTTGCTCCTGGCGGCAGTGCGTGCCGCAAAATCAGCGTAAGCGACATTTGACATAGCTATGCCCCTTTCGCCTGGTGTTTTAAAAAAGCGTTTGTCATAATGACCTCGCAGTTGCTGACCGTAATTGCACCCGAAGACCGGCTGTGTTGGCGCACAACGGTCTTCACCATTTTTAAACTCTTCACATAGCCCCCAGCATTGACGTGACGATCGTCATCAGCGACCCGGTTTGCTCCGGCATCAGCCTGAATAACGATGCGATACCCTCACTGACCTCCTTCAGCTTCTGGTGCTCCGGTACGTTGAGCAGGACGGCCTGCTTTGCTTCGGCGCATTCTTTCATCGCTTCGGCAATTAGCTCGACTTTCGTCTTTCCACTGATCAGCCCGAACCGGCGCGCTACCTCCTCGTTATCCCGGGCCATAACGTCGATAATGACCGGGATCAGCTGCACCAGGCTTTTATCGTTCTTAGGACCTGGATCGTTAATCATCCGGAAAAAATCCTGCTTGGTGTTGTGCTCTGAACCTGCCAGCAGTAACCCCCGCCCGCCGCGCGCCATCCACTCCTTCGCCACCAGCTGCGAAATGTGGAGCTGGGCAGCGCCGGGAGTGGCCCGGTTCCATGCCTTCACCGCTTCCCGAATGCGATTAAGCTTACAGTTATTGCGCGGAACGCCTTGATAATTCGATATCACCGGAGCTGATAGCCCCCTGGTATCATCATGGAAACTGAGTGTTTGCATTCTTCTGGCTCCGGAAAATATGTTTGGGAACGCTTAAGTTATTAATGTGTCGGCTTACTATTGGCCGACTCAATGGGTTCATTGCCGTATATCAGCCAGTGCGCATCGCACTGAAGAGCGGCGGCTAATTCAAACAAGAAACGTGGGCGCTTTGTTTTGCCAGCCTCAATGGCCTGAAGAGATTGCTGCTTGATGCCTGCTTTCTCGGCTAACTGCGCTTGAGATAATTTCATCTCCGCACGTCTTTGTTTGAGGCGTTGCGAAATACTATCCATGGCACCTCCTACAGTTTTATCTGTATTCTGTGACAGTTATTTCTGTTTGTCAATGACAGTTTAAACTGTGAATATCGAGGCATATTGGAAGAGGAATCTATGAGCCTTGCAGATCGAGTCAAAGAGAAACGTCTGGCCTTAGGCCTTACTCAGGCTGAAGCCGCAGAGAAAGCTGGTATAAGACAGCAGTCCTGGGCGAGTATTGAAGACGGTAAGACCCTTAAGCCCCGTAATATTGTTGGCATTGCCAGCGCACTTAAGTGCGACCCGGCCTGGCTAATGAATGGCGGTGCTTTTATGCCTTTGGCTGAAGTAAACACAAGGAAAATACCGTTGATTAGCTATGTTCAAGCTGGTGCCTTAGCCACTAAATCCCCTATTGAGGCTTTTGATGGCAGCTATGAATATGTAATGACTGATATGGATCTGTCTGAGTTCTGTTTTGCTTTAAAGATTAAGGGCGATTCAATGGAGCCAGATTTTAAAGATGGCGATGTGATTATCGTTGATCCAGAAATTGAGCCAACGCCGGGCGAATTTGTGGTCGCCAAAAATGGTGAAGACGAGGCAACTTTCAAAAAATACCGCCCAACATTTACTGATCCCAACGGCTGCCAACAGTTTGAGCTTGTCCCATTGAACAATGATTACCCTGTTATCAACAGTGCTTACCAGCCAATAAAGATCGTTGGTACGATGGTTGAACACCGAATTTACCGACGAAAGCGTTAATCCCCGCCCTCTACATTCAAACCGGCCTAGCCGGTTTTTTTGTGTCTAAAAAATTTATTCCCAGCATTAACAGATATATATGTGTACATGAACGCTACATACAGTTTTGTCTGTTGACGCCAATACAGTTTTATCTGTATCTTTAACTCATCCAAACAACGACACAAGCACAGCGCGAGTGTCCGGTAGCAACGTTCCGCCAGCCTGGCGACAAGGGCAAATAAGAGGATTGAAATGAAAGGCAATACGAAAAAAACAGGTATGTATGGGTTTGGGGCATGCTGGGCTCGTAAATTTGACTCACGCCAAAAGCCAATGCAACTCCCGAGTTCGCGGTCGGATGGCGGGAAAGGATCAAACAGCCCTGAAGCAAAACACCATCGCGGCGCCCAGCAGAGATTCAACAAAACAGGCGGCATTCCTCGCGGTAAAGCCGACGGGAAAATGTACCGCCTGGGATATCGCAGTGAGAGCCGAAAAGACCTTATGCGAGCGACTCAATAGGTTTCAGGGCTAATGGCTGATCCTGTTCCGGCACATATCGCTCTTTGACGATAACTGCCAATTTTTGTTTAGTCGCAAGGTCGTCATTTGATGTAACGAGGCTGTTTATTTGTTCTGAAAGTGAAAACCATCCGTGTGTATCGCAAACATAAACCACTGATGGAACTTCACGAATAGTTGGTGGTTTTACTTTGATGTTAACCAACTGATTTGTCTGGTTAAAAGACAAAGCGCCTTCACCACAAATAGGACACGGCTTAGTCACTGACTTCATAGTTATTCCTTTGCTGGCTGTGTGAGAGCTACCAGCATACCACCGAGCCTGAAGTGGATAAAAGACAGGCATAACAAAGGGGATGAGATGGCAACTACTAATCAGGCAGTACCAAACAGCGGGAAAGCAGTAGTCATGCGCAACAGCCGCACCGGCGCAGCTTGGCTCGTCTCGTTTAATCATATCGAAGGCATGTACTGGCACGAGCCGCAGGGCAACCTGCGTCATATCCGCCAGCCGTTCGCCGCCCCCAGCATTCAGCCGCATCTGGTACCGGCGGGGACGGTTCACTCATGAAAATGAACACTATCTCTATGGCAAGGCTGAAATCAGTTCTTCGCTATGACCCTGCTACCGGGCATTTCACCAGAGCGGTAAAGGTGAATAATTTTGAAATTGGCTCTGTCGCTGGTCGCTTAACACACAAGGGCTATATCGAGATAAAAATCGATGGGGTCGCTTATCAGGCTCATCGACTTGCATGGTTTTATTCGTACGGAGAGTGGCCGCCACAGTTTGTGGATCATAAAAACGGTAACCGTGCTGACAACCGTCTTGAAAATATCAGGTTGGCTTCACCTTCCGAGAATGGGCAGAACCAGGCATTACGATCCGATAACACCAGCGGTATTAAGGGCGTGACCTGGTGTAAACGAGAGCAGTCCTGGCGCGTGGCCGGCTGTGTAAATGGCTATCAAAGCCTGGTTGGAAGCTTTAAGGATTTAGAGCTTGCCGAGCTGGTGAGTATTGAGTTCAGAAATAAATATCACGGCTCGTTCGCTAATCATGGAGCTCACCAATAAATACGTTATTCGCGCTTGTGCTGACCGTAGGCATGACCAACGGCGATTTTCAGGATGCGGTGCTTGGTGTGTATGAAAACGAGAGGCAGTGTGAAGCGGCGGCCGTTGAGCAGCAGGTGGCAGGCAACTGTTATCCGGTGGAACGAATTGTCCGCGCCGATGAAGTGCCGGCCGGTACCACTGTCCATTTATGAGGAGTTGATGATGTGTAACTCGACCAAATGCGCGTACTGCCGCCAGCCGATTGAGCAAGGCAAGGAAGTAAAAAACGTATTGCTCTTCATTCGCGGCGCGCAGCTGGACCGCGAGCAACGCGATTACTGTTCTGTTCGCTGTGCCTCTTACGACCAGATGGCCCACGAAAGCTAACGTAAACCCGCGCAAGGCGGGATCTACGTCCGGTGCCACCGACCAAAGTACACCGGAAAATTACTCAAAAACAGAAGTTCACCCAATGGGCGCTATCTCTGGCCCGGGGATCTTACATCCAAAAATGAGGATCTGACATGGAATTTTTTTACTTAATCAAGGCAACGCAGAAGTCGGGGAAACCTGACGGCGTTATCTGGTTCAGTGCCAAAACCGAAGCACGCGCCGCCCTGACGCTCGATGTTGAGCTGGAAGAAGCTGGCATCGAAACTGGCCGCGGTAAGGATTACGTCAAGCCTGTCCGTACCGACATGCCTGTTGTTGACGATCTTCCCGAAGAGGGCGTGATTGATTACACCTGGTGCGAACGCTATACCCTGGCTGACGACCAGCGCACCTGGAACGTGATCCCCGGCGCCGCATCGCAGGATGAAACCACCCTCTCCCCGGTGACCACCAGCGATGCGGATCTCCCTGCCGCGCCGGTAACCGCCACTGATACCGCAAACGCCGGCAGTACCTCCCTGCTTGAAAATCGCACCCCGGCTGTCCGCTTCGCCGTGCATCTGTTGGGCGATAAATACCTTTCGGAAATCAGCCAGGAGCAGCAGATTGTCGCCAACGAATTGGCAGCTGATGAGGAGAATGTTTACTTCCAGAACCTGCTGTAGGCTAAAAATGACGTTCCTGATTTGAGCGAACTTACCTTGCACGCTGAGTGGAAACTGGTGCAGGCCGTTAAAGACGTTTTCCCGCAGGATAAAGAACACGAACCCGCGCAGCTGGCTGCTTTCATGTCGAGCTGGATTAAAGCCGAAGCAGGCGATCGCAATCACCTGGTTGATGACTGGCTCAGCGGCAAGCTGCCCGCCCCGGAACTCACCGACACCGATCATGCGCCTGCTTTCAGTGGAGAAGTTCAGCAGGAATCTACGCCCGAAGAAGTTGCCCAGGCTCAGGCTCTCGTGCAGGCATTTCGTAATAAAGACATGCCAGAGCTGCACACCGTCGCTACGTTGTCGTTCCGCCACCGCCTGCTCGCGCAATTCATCACCGAGAAGGAATACGCCTACCACGTTGACAATGAGCAGCTGACCACCGTTCGCCAGCTGGAAATGGACACCGACAATTCCTACGTGCAAAACCTGCTGCTGGCCGCCGAAAACGTAGAGGGCATGAAAAACTTCCGCGACTTCGAGCTGTGGAGGCTCACGGATGCCGTTAAACGGGTTTTCCCCTCTGACAAAGCGACGCCGGATTTATCCCTGATGCTTCAGTTCATGAAAGCGTGGAAAGCGACGGACTATATCGATCGCGGCCTGCTCGCCAAAGAGTGGATTAACGGCAATCGGGTCTCAACCATTCAGCGCACTGACGCTGGTACCAATGCTGGCGGCAGTAACGCAACCGATCGTAATCCAGACCTGAAACACACTCTCGACACTCTCGATATTGAAATCGCGGCCGCCCTGCTGCCCATGGATTACAACATTTACGAGATCCCGGGTGGCGTGCTGCGCCGTGCGAAAGAAATCATCGCCAACAAAGAAGAGCCCTGGAGCTCCTGGAGCACTCAGCTGCGCAAGACGCCGGGCATTCTGGACTTTTCCCGTGCTGCCATTTTCGTCCTGATCCGCAATGCGCCTGAAGGCATCCATAACGAGACTCCGAAGTTAATTAGCTACATTGCGCAAAACGGCAAAGATGTAGCGTTCATCCCTGATACAGGGAACGACGACAGCGAAGCGCGCTGGCAGGCTGTTGAATCGCTGCTGATTACCCCTGCTGCTGCGCCAGCTGAAGAGAATTCCAGCGCCGGTGAAGCGACACAGCCCGAAGTTAAGAGCCTGGGCAGCGGCGTGTTCTCCATCGAAGGCCTGCTGGCCACCCCCTCAAATGAAGTCGCAAAACAGGAAGCGGAGAGCGTTGTACATGTGCAGATGGAAGAGACTGACCCGAGCGAAAGCCAGGCTGGTGCTGCGTTACCAGCGGTCGAAAGTGTTGATGCAGCTGCTGCGCAAGCAGGCAGCGTAAACCCCGCGGATATTCTCGCCGCCGCCGCTCCGAGCCTGGCGCATTACGATCAGACCGAAGTTAACCAAAACCCGGAAAATATGCATCAGAATGGCGCTTCTGTGAATCAAAACACCCCTGAAGCGCATCAAAACGCCGTAAAAGTGAATCAGGGCTCACCGGAAGCGCAACTGGACGAACCGACCGCCGCATACCCAGCCTATTTCGAGCCGGGCCGTTATGAGGGACTGCCGAACGAGGTTTACCACGCTGCGAACGGGATCAGCAGCACCATGGTTAAAGACGCCAGAGTTAGCCTGATGTACTTCAACGCCCGCCACGTCGAGAAGACCATCCAGAAGGAGCGGTCTAAGGTGCTGGATATGGGCAACCTGGTGCATGCGCTGGCGCTGCAGCCGGAGACGCTGGCCGCCGAGTTCAGCATCGAGCCGGAGATCCCGGAAGGTGCGCTCACCACCACGGCGACGATCCGCGCCAGTATCGAGGAATACAACGCCAGCCTGCCGCCGCAGCTGAGCGCTGACGATATCAAAGCGCTGCTGGAAGCGCATAACGCCACCCTTCCCGCGCCACTGCCGCTGGGCGGTTCAGCTGATGAGACATACGCATCGTATGAGCAGTTGCCTGAGGAATACCAACGTATTGCGAACGGCACTAAGCATACCGCCACGGCTATGAAAGCGTGCATCAAAGAGTACAACAACACATTGCCCGCCCCGGCGAAAACCAGCGGCAGCCGTGACGCGATCCTTGAGCAGCTGGCGATCGTTAATCCTGACGTGGTCGCGCAGGAGGCACAGAAGCCCGCGCCGCTGAAAGTGTCCGGTACCAAAGTGGATCTGATTCAGGCGCTCAAGGCGGTTCGCCCGGAGGCCGTGTTCGCCGACGAGCTGCTCGACGCCTGGCGCGAAAACCCGGAAGGCAAGGTGCTGGTGACCCGTCAGCAACTGGAAACCGCGCTGGCCATCCAGAAATCACTGCTGGCGCACCCGACCTCCGGCATGCTGCTGACGCACCCGAGCCGCGCCGTAGAGACCAGCTATTTCGGCATTGACGAAGAGACAGGCCTCGAGATCCGCGTGCGACCTGACCTTGAGATCGAGCTGGACGGCGTCCGCATCGGTGCCGACCTCAAAACTATCAGCATGTGGGATGTGAAAGCCGATGCGCTTAAAGCCCGGTTGCGTCGTGAGATCCGGATGCGTGATTACCACTTGAGCGCGGCCATGTACTGCGAAACCGCGGCGCTGGATCAGTTCTTCTGGATTTTCGTCAACAAAGACGAGAACTACCACTGGATCGCCATTATCGAGGCATCAACCGAGCTGCTGGAACTGGGCATACTGGAATACCGCAAAACCATGCGTGCTATCGCTACCGGGTTCGACACTGGAGAGTGGCCAGCGCCGATCACTGACGATTACACAGATGAACTTGACGATTTCGACCTGCGCCGCCTTGAAGCGCTGCGTACTCAGGCATAAGGGGAATGACCATGGAAAATACGAACATCATCACAGCAGAACAGCAGGCACCGAACACCATTTCTGCCAATAACGCCATTTTCAACGTGCAGGCATTAACCCAGCTCCAGGCTGTAGCTGGCCTGATGGCTCAGGCCGCCGTTACCGTCCCTGAGCACCTTAGAGGTAATCCGGCGGACTGCATGGCGATCATCATGCAGGCGATGCAATGGGGAATGAACCCGTACGCAGTGGCGCAGAAAACGCACCTGGTAAACGGCGTGCTTGGCTACGAAGCCCAGCTGGTTAACGCGGTGATCTCCAGTTCTAACGCCATTGTGGGCCGATTCCACTATGAGTACGAGGGCGATTGGTCGAAATGCGCCAGCAGCCGTGAAGAGATCGTGAAGAAGCCAGCGAAAGGCGGCGGGACGTACGATAAAAAAGAGATGGTGCGCGGCTGGACCAGTGCCGATGAGCAAGGCCTGTCGGTTCGTGTGGGTGCCGTCATTCGTGGCGAAAGCGAGATCACCTGGGGCGAGCCGGTGTTCCTGTCCAGCGTGATTACGCGTAACTCTCCGCTGTGGATTTCGAACCCTAAGCAGCAGATCGCGTATCTGGCCCTAAAATACTGGGCAAGACTGTACTGCCCCGCGGTCGTTCTGGGCGTGTACACCCCGGATGAGGTGGAGCAGCGCGCAGAGAAGGAGATTAACCCGGCACCCGCCCAGCGCGTCAGCCTGGCAGATATTAAAGGTGACAGCGTAACAACCACGCACAGCGCGCAGGAATCTGCTGCCAATATCGATGCCATGGCGGATGAATTCCGGGATCGCATTGAGGCTGCTCAGGACGTGGATGGTGCTAAAGCTCTCCGCGCCGACATCGAAACCGCTAAAGCGACGTTAGGATCCGCCCTGTTCACTGAGCTGAAAAACAAAGCCGTGAAGCGCTACTACCTGGTTGATGCCCGTAACAAGGTGGAGGCGGCGATCAACTCCCTGCCCCAGCCCGGCGAGCCGGGTGCTGAAGAACAGTTCGCTAAAGCCGAGCAGGCACTGGCGGCGGCGAAGCGCCACCTGGGCGACGAGCTGTATGACCAGTTCGCCATCACCCTGGACGATATGAAGCCCGAATACGTAGCCTGAGGGAGGCGGGAGGGGCAACCCTCCCGGTAACGAGATGAGCGAGAAACAAATCCGCTGGAGCGTTGAGGAGCTGGGCCTGCTGCAGAGGCACAACAACCAGCAAATCGCAGAGCAGACCGGCCGGCCGGCCGCTGACCGAAGTAGAGGATCGCCGGCTGCTGGCGAATATAGAGCGGAACTGCTGGGATGTATTGGATCCGGAGCGTGCTGAATGAGGCTGATTAACCGAAGCAAGAAGGACTCCCCACTGGCGCGCCGGGCCTGTGACGCCGCCCTGGCTAAGCATGTCGAGCGGTTCGGCGATTACGCCAGCCGGGCCACCCGTAGCGAATACACGGTGCAGGTGGACGGAGCCAAGATAAAGGTCGAGGTGAAAAACCGCAGCACCAGCTACGTGGCCACGGCGATCACCGGCGCGCGACGTCTGCGCCGCCTGGCCAGTCGAATGTCTTGATATCGAAATATCATCAACGCGCGATCAGCATAGTTATACTCGTGCTGATCGCCAGGTACTGCATATGGCACAAGTAATTTTCAATGAAGAGTGGGTTGTTGAGGAAAGGCTCACTGCCAGAACGGGCCTCGATAACCGTCAGATCGAAAAATATCGTCAAGGGTGTTGGATTGAAGGCGTGCACTTTAAACGCGTCTCTCCATCAGGGGAAAAAACATTGCGCGGCATTACCTGGTACAACTACCCCAAGATCAACCAAATGATTCAGGATGCATAGGATGTCAGATTTGCCCAAGGGCGTGGAGATAAGAGGTCAAAGCATCCGGATCTGGTTCATGTATAAAGGTAAGCGTTGTCGCGAAGTACTCAAGGGGTGGCTTGTCACCCCTGCAAATATCAAAAAAGCGGGTCAGCTGCGTATGCTGATTGTCAGTGAGATCAATCTCGGCCAGTTCAATTACCGCTCGCGTTTTCCTGACTCTAAGCAGGCGCAAGCCGTTCAAAAAACGCTCATTATAAACACGTTCGGCGAGCTTGCTGATACCTGGCTAAAAAATCGTGAAATTGAGCTCTGCGCAAACACCCTGCGTAAAACAGGCTCGCAGATATCAACACTTAAAGCGGTCGTAGGCAAGAGTACAGTCATCAGGGAGATTAGCTATAACGATGTGCTTCGCTACCGCAGTGAGCTACTGCATGGCTCAACACTGTATCCTTTAGACAGGCGCTCAAATAAAATCGGGCGCACTGTGCGTACGGTCGATAATTACATCTCTTTGCTTTGCTCCCTGCTTCGCTTTGCCTATAAGTCTGGATTTACTGAGAGTAAGGCATTCGAGGGCGTCAAGAAGCTACAGAAGAGCAACACCAAACCGGATCCTCTGATGCGAGAGGAATTTGCGAAGCTAATGTCAGCTTTGAGCGGCCAGAGCCATAACATGTGGAAGTTCGCGGTGTATTCCGGGCTCAGGCATGGTGAGCTCGCCGCTCTGGCCTGGGAGGATGTCGATCTTAAGGCGGGTACGGTAAGCGTCTCCAGGAACCTGAACACTCTGGGGATGTTTGGGCCGCCCAAGACACAGGCAGGCATCCGGACACTTCAACTTCTAACGCCTGCGCTGGATGCACTAAAAGAACAAAAGAAACTGACAGCCGGGTTTCCTGAAACAGAGATCGTTTTCTATCATCGTGAATACGGCCTGACGGAGAAGCAGCAACTTCGTTTCGTTTTTATGCCCCGGCCAGCAAAGGGAAAGCAGAAGCCTTATTATTCGTTGTCCAGTATCGGGTCAAGATGGAACGCCAGTGTAAAACGTGCTGGCATTCGTCGCCGTAATCCGTACCATACACGCCACACATTTGCATGTTGGCTTTTGTCCGCAGGCGCAAACCCGTCTTTTATAGCCAATCAGATGGGGCACGAAAACGCGCAGATGGTTTACGAAATATACGCGTCCTGGATTGAAGATCTGAACACTGAGCAGGTGGCCATGCTTAACGATAAGCTCGCGTTTTAA